TATTTATTGATTTTAAATAGTTTAAAGTATCTTCATTTAATTTAGAATCTTTTTGCGTGTATTCCTTGATTGCTTTTCTAGCATTTTGTATTCTTTCTATTAGTTTGTCTAATTCTAAACGATGTTCAGACGAACCATTTGATTCTTCAGTATTTGTTTTGTGCAAAGTAGTCTCTTTCATTCAGTATGGGCGAAAAGGCCGAACTACATATATTTATTTGGCTTTAAAGTGGTTAATATGGGGCGTTTTAGTTCTATTTTTACGCATTAAATTAAATGGCTTTAAATGAACAGCAAAATAAAAATTTGGAACAAAGCCATATGGTTGTAACTTTGTGCTTTAAAACCCCGAAGGGAAAACCCGAAGGTTTTTTTATCGTTTCATTCAACTAAAATGAATTCGCCATCCCATGCTTCACCATTCAAGAACCATTGAAAGTTCTTTTGATGAATATGCACATTAGGAAGGCCGTTCAAGCGTTCCTTTGTTGTGTTTGATTGCCACCCACCCGATGAAATCCAAAGCCCACCATCAGCAACATATTCAGCGATAACATTCCCATGAAGGCGAAGTTGGCGAGAATTGTCTAAAATTCGCACTTCTGTATTACCTCTCTTGAAGTTGTTTCCGTTCCTAAAGGCTCTTATTGCGTCTTGCGTAATCTTTCGCATGATTAAGCCTTAATTTCTTGAATATTAAGGTAGTTTACAAAGTTCCTACCATATGGTTATGCTTTGCACTAACCCCACTTGAAGTAGAGCAACGGGGGCGAGTGATAAAATCACTCCGTTGTTTCCTCCACTTCAATTAGGGCGACATTTGGCACTCCTTTCTTAGATAAAGTGCCATCCCATCGGCCATCGTCATATGCCATAAAGAGAACTCGTTGTGCCGAACTAGCAAAATAAGTTCCGAAGGCATTATTTGTCATATGCCGTGACTTCATCCCTCTAGGCAACATAACCGATTGAAGAATGTCATCAAAAACAGACGCAAAGACAGATGATACATGATTCGTCACACTCTCCACAGACATGATAACTTCTTCGGGATAGTTGGAAGTTTGACCAACTCTCGCTTTTGGGAAGTCATCAAATTGACCGCCAATATTCCTAATTGAAGTCCAATATGCTCCAAGTAGTTCTTCGTTTTCGGAAGTTCCAGCCAAACCAATAATAGACTTGATTGTGCTTTCAACTCCACTAATATCATTCTCAGTTGTGTTTAACCAACTGAGAACTCGCTCAATGTTTGTATTCCAATTACTCAACTTCATGGTATTCATCTCCTTTGTTGGTGCAATTCATCACTTCGCCCCCGAAGCAACCAAGACTCATTTTCTCAAATAAATGAGGAAAGTGCAAAGCATTACCATATGGTGTTACTTTGGTATTAAAACCCCGAAGGGAAACCCGAAGGTTTTTTGATGATTTCACTCATTTTTGTTTTCGCCCTCATAGCCACATTCTTCACACCAAACATACTTGAATTCCCCAATGTAGCCATAGAGACTAATTTCAACATTGTTTCCGCAACCTTCGCAATTCGCATCATATGTATTCTTATACATGCCTAATGCTGAATTTCTCAAACATAAGGTTCTAAACACAAAGTTAGAACCATATGGTGTGATGCTTTGTTATCAAAAAAACCCCGTAGGGCGGGGGAGAATCCAAAGTAGCGGTGGATTCTCCCCCTTGTGAGTGGGAATACATCAAGCAGACTGCCCTTCCTTCTTTCATGAGACTTACGGGAGTTTTTGGGATTCACAGCCACCACTTACATGAGAACACTCGGAATTCCAACTCGTTCCCAATGGTTCGGCCTACCGCCATACCCTGCATATTTCCGTTGCATTGATGTTTCTTTTCAGCAAGCCATTGACTAGTATTGCTTGCTTACACCCAAGAGGAGAATTCTCATTTATGGGTTAATTTCACAAAGTTCATTACCATATGGTGTGACGCTTTGCGCTCAAAACCCCGAAGGGAAAAACCGTAGTTTTTTTTTGGTTGCTTTAAATCCCAAGCCGACAATCGGTGCATGTGTCATAATACAATCCCAAATATTGTTCATTGCATTCTTTACACTTTGACACCTTGAAGGGGCTTTCTTTGATAGGCACATTCCATCTCATCTATCTCTCTCCTCTTCATATCTATCTAACTCGGCTGATTCCTTTTCATATAATTCGTCATCAATGCGTTCACATTCGTAACACTTCAAACGAAATAATCCCATAATCCCAGTATCGCAATCGTGTTCTTCACCACATTTTATACATATTCCTATTGGCATTAACTCACCTTCATTCTTTTATTCTATTGATGTAGTCCACTAAAATTTGTAATTTGTCATTTGAACTCAATTGTAAAAAATGATATCTGTTATCTCTAAATAGTTCCCATTTCATATCCACATAATGGTATTCGGAGTCGGGAAATAATAAGTCTTTGAAGTCATCGTAGTTCAACCTCTCCAAATATCTCAAATCTTCAAGCACCTCAATCAAAACATCAAGTTTCATACCCTTGAGTAAATTTCTCAAATATGAGGTATGTTCCAAAGTCACCTACCATATGGTTGCACTTACTTTGGTGTTCATTTACTTGACCCCGACGACCACCCCTCATGAGGAGGGGTGGCCAAAGGGAAGATTGGCGGTTTTGGTGAAGAAAACATCACTCTTCTTGAGTGACGCCTCCTTCTTCTTTGAGAGCATCCTTCTCTGCCTTTGTTAGTGGTGCTTGACAGGTCAAAATGTCTTCTTCCGCATTCCATCGGTTTTCCTTAACTGCGGAAAGCATGTTGTTTTCAGCAGTTGAAGCCATGTGGTCACAGTATGCTGACCATGATTCAAATTCTCCACCAGTTCTGCCATGTGGTAGGATAACCTTCAAGAGAATATCATGATTCTCACCAATAGATGCAAATGCACCACGCACTAGGCTGGCCACATTCGCAACATTGGCTTGACCTTCTTGACTCAAAACGGAGGGTTGTCCAACACGGGCTTTTGGGAATCCATCAAGATGCCCTGCAATGTTGCGAACCGCAGTCCACATTGAAGAAAGGAAGTCTTCACTTGATTGTTCGTTAGCCATATCAAAGATACCGCTTAGGGTTGCTCGCACCCCGTCGTCTTTCAATTCGTTGCTCATCCAAGCACGAACCGCAGTTGTATTCGTAATCCAATTTTCTATTTTCATTTGTTTCACCTCATGTATTTGGCCAATCTTCCCTTTGAGCCAACCAATAGGAGATTTCTCATTTAAGGTTTGAAGCAACAAAGCGTTTCAAACCATATGGTAATGCTCTTTATTTGATTGAAACTACAACAAATAACCTTACATTCATTTACTTAATTCAAAAATATCCAACCTAATTCTAATAGTGCTTATTTACACTATTTTTCAATTGGCCTTATGTAAAATGGTAATGTAATATGTTCATTGCATATGCAATATATCATATAATATGGCGAGGTTGTCATTTCTCATCCAAAAATCGGAATGAGATGCGACACGACTGAGAAGAAACTTGGTAGATATGCATACAGAAGTATGAAGATTATTTTTCATTTCTCATATTTCTCATTTCTCATCATTCATTCATTCATTCATCATCATCTCTCTCTTGTATATATATGAGAGAGGATATACTCTCTCTCTAGAAAGAGGGGTAGGTGAGAAATGAGAAATGTGAGAAATGAACCCCCAAAATCTTGGTTTTTGAGCGAATTTCGCACTTTTTTCTCGTTTCTCATTAAATGAGACACATCATCAAAATGAGAAATGACTCTAGATTTGTATTTGTGCAAACTATTTATTATTGGGCTAAAATAATCCTGATTTTTCAGCAGAAAGTAGCGAAAATAATTGAATCCTTCATATAGTCCAAAAACAGTAGTTAGGACATGAGCGAGTGGGAAACCTTTGTAGTTGAAGTGAATGAATTTTTGGAAGCAACAGAAGATTTGTCGGAGGGAGTCATTACGGTGGTCAAAATGAATCTGTATATTGGCGAGAATGATATGAATGAGCGTGAAACGGCCATGTTATCAATAAAGGCATTGCTGAAAGGCCGTGATGGAACGCCATTTAGAAAGGGCAACAGAACCTCAATTCCAGCAACAGTAAGAGTGAACATTGACAAAATTTGTTCGGTGTATGGTAGTGCGCTAACTAATTTTTTCAACCATGACAAAATGATGCCATATCTATTATTCCGTCATGGTAAAGCAGGTGGTGGTCTGTATTCTAACGAGAAGCAATATCGTTTGGCTGAACTAAAGAAGTTGCGTAACAAATTATCCAGTATGTATAAAACTGGAGAATGGGATGGTCAAATGCAATCTCTGATTCTTGACGAAGAAGAATAAAGCGTTTGGCTTTCGCCACTATTCTCTTACGGGAGTGGTGGGGTGGGTTTATAAATCCGAAAAGGGGTGTGGGGCATCCTTGAGGGGTCGGGGCGTGGTGGCCTCGCCTACTCTATGAAGCAAAGCGTTTTGCTTTAGGATAACGGGGAAGATGAGAACGGGTGGCCAAAATGAGCAGTATGTCCGTTAGGACTTAATCTCATCTTCCCCACCTATCATAGTCCATTGTGACAATTAAAATAAGGAGAAATAAAAATGAAATATACCGAACAACAAGAAGCAATTTTCACCGCTATTGGTGAAACAGAAAAGCATGTGATTGTGATTGCAGGAGCAGGTTGTGGAAAGACTTCCACAATTGTAGAAGCGGCAAACCGAGTAACTGGTAATGCGGCTTTCCTTGCTTTTAACAAAAGTATCGCAACTGAACTAGCAAAGAAATTACCCGATAATGTGGAAGCCAAAACATTTCATGCCTTCGGATTTTCAGCCATTCGTGCGGCTGGAATTAGAACCAAAGTGAACAACTACAAAGTGAAGAATATCATTAGTGAAGTTCTAGGCCGAGATTACTTCTCAGCACCATTGGCTAAACTAGTGGGTTTAATCAAAGGTTCAATGATTGATGGGCGAGATGTGCGTGGTATTCGTAGACTTATTGATGAATACAATATTCAATTTGAATCAAGTCGTGAAGAACAACAGGCAATTAGCGCAATTCCTGCTATTCTTAACAAATGTAAGACTCAAACAAATGAGATTGACTTTGATGATATGATTTGGTTGCCCTTAGTAAACAATTACCCACTTCCACACTATGACCTTCTTTTTGTTGATGAAGCCCAAGACTTCAATGAAATGCAAAGAGAACTTATTGTGCGAGTTGTAAATGGTGGTCGTTGTATTATTGTTGGCGACCCTAATCAAGCAATCTATGGTTTTCGTGGGGCTGATTCTAACTCAATCAATATGTTCCGAAATCGTCTTGAGAAGGAATCCAATAGAGAAATTATTCAATTGCCTTTAACGATTTCATGGCGTTGTCCTACATCAGTTGTTCAAGAAGCAAACCGCTATGTTAGAGATTTCCACCATGCACCTAATGCTATTGTTGGTAAAGTTGTTGAGAATGCTTCCTTTACTCCCGAAAGTGGTGATATGGTTTTGTGTCGTTACAATGCCCCTCTCGTTAGTGCTTTCTATGAATTAGTAAGTAATGGTAAATCAGCCTACATTCTAGGGCGAGATATGACAACTGGATTGATTAATGAAATCCGTAAGATTACCAAAAGCGATGCAATGGGTATTGATGAGTTTAACCAATTATTCAAGATTCATGTTACGGTTCAAATTCAACGGCTTGAGGCTGATGAAAAGATGAATCAAGCCATGAATCTTTCCGATAAGGCAGATTGTATCAATATCTTTGCTAGCCGAAGTGAAACAGTTGGTCAAATGATTGAGAATATCAAATTGGTGTTTGATGGAACAGAAGAAGGTGAAATTATGCTTTCAACTGTTCATAAGGCTAAAGGGCTTGAAGCACCTAATGTTTTCTTATTAGCAACTGAGCGTATGCCTCATCCAAAAGGAGGACATGAGGAAAATAATATTTGTTATGTCGCTATTACAAGAGCGCAAGAAAACCTGTTTTATTGTGGGCCAAAACCACAAAAGAACTGAATAACTCCAAAGGCTGTGGTATCGCCTCCTTACCTAGTGTAGAAGTGAACTAGGTGGAGAAATTGACTTCCGAATGGGTGCAAAGCCCATTCTTAATGGTGATTAAAATGATTAAAAATAATAGTATCTGGAAACCCGAATATCTTAAACGGGATATTTCAACAAGGAATAAACAAGCGGAATTCTATAAACAATTGGTAGCCAATGGCGTTCCTTACTACCAAGCCTACCTTATTTCAAGGAAGGTGAAAGCATGAATATTTTTGCAGTATCTAGTAATCCTGTAACATCAGCGCAACAATTGATAGATAAGCATGTAGTTAAAATGCCAACTGAAAGTTGTCAAATGTTGCACACAAACATGCTTTACTTCATGTTTGTTTCAGCACATCAGCGAGAGCCTTCTCTCAAAGAACTCAAAGAGTTTCATGCTAAGTCGCACTATCGCTACTTAATGAAGCCAGCCATGCTTAACCATCCTAGCACAATTTGGGCTAGAGAAACAAAAGCCAACTATATGTGGTTGTATCAACATGCGCTTGCTCTTTGCGAAGAATATACTTATCGCTATGGTAAAGAACATGGTTCACAAAAGCGTATCTTAGATAGTGTTACCTTTGATTTTAACCCTGTTGATATGACACCACTCAATATTGCGATGGATAATGTCTATCGTTTAGACCGTGAACAATACTTCATTGACAATCCTAATCTCGGTGATTGGGATTATGTCATTGAATGTTATCAAAACTACTACATTAAAGGAAAGTATGCTTTTGCATCATGGAAAAAGCGTGATGCGCCAGCATGGTTTGACTTTACATATGGTAATGAAATAGAAAGAAAAAGAAGAGAAAGAATAATGCAACGATTAAGGTGATAATATGAAATGTAATGATTGTAATGATAAAGGATATATTGACCGCTTTGATAGCAGTCATGATATGAATGTGCGAGAACCATGTTGGTCATGTGAAAGTGAAAAGCAACATGAGCAGGAACTTATTCAAAAGGTTTCAAAACTGATTGTGAATACCAGCCCACAAAGGTTGGCACTATTGGTTGCTGAAAACATTGTGAAGAATGCTCACATTATGGATAGAGAGTATTCATATCTAGAACAATATATTGTAGCAAAGCAAAAAGAATCGCTATTGCTATATGCAAACACAGTTTGCTAAGAACATAAAGGGCATGTGGTGTAATGGATAGCATTTTGGCCTTCTAAGCCGAAGATACGGGTTCAATTCCTGTCATGCCTACCACTCAAAGGAGAAATTAAAATGCAAGTAGAATTTAGAATTGTAGAAGATAGCGAACTTCCAGCGATAATTATTACTGGAGGCGATACTGGCGAACCTAAAGTTGTGTTGAATACTTATCACAAACTTTGGATTAGTCTAAATAGACGAATAATTGCAGGGATTACAGAATCCCTTCAAGGAGAAATGGATAATATCTTAACTGCTTATTTGGAAGAACAATATACCTTCCAAAAAGAAGAAAGAGAATTTATGGAGGAATAAAAATGACTGATGAAATGACAATGGCAAAGCGAAGATTAGGAACTTCTCATTGGGATAAGAAATTGGTAACAAATATGGTTGCTCTTTCTGTTTCTAATGATTATGAAGAAGCCCACAAAGAATGGATTGCTACTGGAGATGTTTGGTGGCGTGGTCAAACAGATAACATTCCTACATGGGTTCAACAAAACAATCATCCAATGAAGTGTCTTTGTGGCCACGATATTGTTTATCATTTCCGTATTCAAAATACAGAAAACGGCAATGAAGATATTGTTGGAAGCGACCACATTAACTCTTACTTGATTATTCGGGCTATTGCCAAAGAAACTGGTATGAGGCCTGATGAGATTACAGAAGAATTGATTCAACAATGGTTAAATGTCCGTGTTAAAGGAATGAAAGCCGAAGCATGGTGGGCTGAAAATGGTAAATCGTTTGAATTGATGTTTAATACTGTCAAAGAAGCAGACCTTCGCTATAACACTAAGGTTAAGGATTGGAAATACAACTATGGCACTAAAAGGAATGAACCAGTCTACAAATTAATTAAGAAAGCATCACCAACAGATGAAATGGCTTCTATTGTTTGGCGTTGGAATCATCCCGATAACTCTAGAGCGCAAATTAATTCAAGAGGCTATCCTAATGAGAAACTCATGTATGATTTGAGTGTATTTTACATTAAGTGTCTTACTGGTCTTAATGACCAATTACAGGCTGAAAAGTTGGCTAGAGAAGAAAGAATTGCTCAAGTTGCCGAGCAACAAAGAATTCGTCAAGAAGAAGAAGCCCGAAGACAGGCTGAATATGCGGAAATACAACGACAACGGGAACTTGAGCGAAAAGCCTACGAAGAGAAGATGCGCCCCATTTGGGAAGAAGAAGCAAGGCAAAGAGAGATTAAAAGAAAGAAAGCCGAAGCAAGGGAAAGGAACGATTTGTTGTTGCATATGGCAACACATGGTTCTAAAGCAGATAAGATGATAGAATACTATGGTCTAGAACCTATTAACTGGCAGAATATCAATCCTAATCTCTCCCTTCATGATTTGAGAACTTTACATCGTTACATCAATAGTGACATGAAGAATTTAGACAGGTCTGACTTAAGGCGTATTGAAGAGATAACAAAAGGTGATAAAGAATGATTGACACAGACAAATACGAATGGGATAGCAAATGCAGATTGGTGGTGATTGACGGAGAACTTTTCCAAAGAGGTGCGAATGGAGACTACCACATCACCGACCAACTCCACGATAAGGCTGTTGCACAAATCGTCGCAGACGCACCACTTCTTCTTCAAGAAGTCAAACGACTGTATCGGATGATAGATGGGTTGCAGATGGACTTTGACCATGATGCACACATTTGGTTTCACGACGAAGGATGGTGCGAATACTTGAGCCATCCTTGTGCAATATGTGATTCAATGGAGAGTGATGAAGAATGACGAAGATTAAAATTGAAGAAACATGGCACACAGTAAATTGGGATAAATGTCTTGAGGATTGTTGTGGGGATTGTTACGAATGGAACAGAAAAGAATACATCGGAAATCTCGCATCAATGCGTGTTTATCGTTTGGATAACCACGATAACTGTTATGTTGTTGAGCAACATTTTAGTGATGGTGCTATTGTTGAAGGTATGATTGGAGAGCCAACAGAATGCGGTGATGAAGAATGATTGGAAAAATATTGAAAGGTGCAGTATTAGTTGGAGTTGGGTTAGCAATTGGACTCCCCTTATGGGGATTGCTGGCTGAAAACTTAGACGAAATAGGTGAAGGAAAGGGTGAATACTTATGAACCCTTTTTATAGGATAAGGAATATGGAAGTAATAAAGGTGATATTATGATTACTATGCGAATTTTGAATGAAACAGGCCACACAGAATTGACTTTGGAAGTTTCCGAAGTCATTGAACAAATTGATAGCCATCCTACCCATTGGCTATTCGTTGATGGAGAACTCGTTTCTCGTCAAAACATTAACGAAATTAATTGGGATGCGGTGGAATCAGTAGACCTAACTCCAGCAATTGTAGGAGGTTGCTACTAAATTCCATAGTGTAGCCTTATCCTTAAGCGAAGTGGGGAGAGAGTAAAGTCCAATTACTCTCTCCCCAATACTTCCTTTATTAACTGTTCAATAATTTTATGTGGAGTTTAAAATAAAGGATTGATTTAAGTGCATCTAAATGCTCTTAAAATTCTTTATTGTAAAATTCACCAATCAGACTCTTTTATCCAAGAAACTGATGATACTCTTGTGATAACACAACTTATCTATCAAAAACTTTGGAATTACCCGATGGCGATTGACGAAGGATTCGCTCTTTATATTAAAAGGCGAACTAAAGAAATAGAAGATGCTTTACGCTATCATGCGAGGAACTGCGACTCGCCTTGTATAATTTGTAGTGATTTAGAAAAAATAGGTGTTTAGATGAAAGAAAAAAACCCCGAATATGTGTCTAGCATTAGAGCGCACAAAAATAGAATAGCAACTCGTTGTAGAGTTTGCGGAGGACAATTACTTGAGTCCTATGAAATAAAAAAAGAAATACATGAGAAATGTAATAAAGATAAAAGCAATATGTATATGATGTGATAATATGACAAAAGAATATGAAATGATAATACCAACCCCCGATGATAATAATAGTTCGTATAGAATTCAATTTACTTGTAATTCTACTAATATATTTGGTAATAGAACTATTCCTCTTTCTGTTGATAGAGTTGTTGGAAATGACCCTATTTTAGATGGTCTAGCCAATTTCTTTGGAAATTATTTGTTTCCTAGAAAAAGAACTTATAGAAGATATTCTAATTATAGTGGTCTTAAGGAATTAGACAACTTTGTAATTAATTTGTATGGTTGTCCTATTTTACTTAGTCATGATACTAAGGTTTCAATTAATGGTGTAAAACATAGTGTAGCCAATGCTAAATCAATTCTCGCTAGAATGTTTTCAAAGGCTATTCGTGAAAAAGACGGAACTAAGTTATTAGTGTATTTAGGTAAATTAAACAAAATGCCCGAAAATGTAGCCTATGCTCTTGAGAATCGTGCGCCTTTTGTTTTTTGGCATGACTATGAAAAACATGAAGTGCGACTTAATGTTCAATTAATTGATGATAACGCAGTAGCCATTGAAGTGAGTGATGGTATTTGGGGCAATATGTCCTTTAAAGACTTAGATGCTTTTTGTAATGCTTATCGTTTTGATTCTAAGCGTAGTAATTGGTCTTATATTTCTCCTAAAGAACTCTATATCAAAACTGTTGGTAAAGAACCTCTTGCTTCCGAAGTCAAAGTGATGAAGAGTTTTCTTCTTCAAAACAGAACGGCTGATTTAGTTGAGAAGAGAGCGAGAGAATTAGTTGATGAAATGGTTAAGAAATATCCCGATAGGCTTTTTGCTGAAAAGGATGAAACTGGTTTTGTTACGGCCTTAAGTGTTCGTGGTAAAATAGCAGATTGGAAACTAACGGCTAAAACTCGTAGTTCTGGCGGAAGGCAAGATGTTGCTACTTATGTTTATGGAATTGATGCTGATTCTAACCCTGTTTATCGTGGGCCGATTTGTATTGATAATTTGAATACCAATTCATCTATTGGCGACCAATTTGTTGCTAGAGCATTAGCCTTACTTAATGACCATGTTGTTGTTAATATGGTTTCAACAATTAAATCTTATATGCCAAATATAGAAGTGAGAGATGATAATAATGGTTTGCCCCGAATGCAAAGGTGAAAATAAACATTTTAATGAGCGATTAGGAGAATCAGTTTGTGATGATTGCGGTCTAGTTATTGTGACTGAACCATTTGAACAAACTGTTCTTCTCGTTCAAGATGGCTACGCTATTCATTCTATTGATAATGGTGTAGTAGGAACTACAAATGATATTCCTAGACATATCAAAAAAGGAATACATTTCTGTAATATGGCATTAAATGCTATTGCCCCCCAATTGAATTTGAAAGATAGAGTGGCTAAAGTATATGTTGATGCTCACAATAAGAATCTCCTAACCTCTAAGAGTTTAGAAGATAGAGCCAGCGCAGTTGTTTACTATGTTCTTAAGGAAAACAATACTCCGTTTACTATGCATGAAGTTTGTTCGGAGTATTCTAGCAATCCTAAGATAGTAAGAAACATAGTTCGTAAAATCAATCAAGTGTATGGTAATAGAAATTGTTCTATTGTGAATCATGACTTCTCTTTAGGTAAAGAACTTAACAAATTCAATTTGGGATTAGAGTTTGAGAATGCATGTAAGAAAGTTCTCACTAAACTTGAAACTGATTTTGATGAGCAATATTTTGTGAGAGGTAAAGCATACTATGCAACGATTTGTTGGTTTGCTTCGCTTCTATTGAACTCTCCTCTTTCTCAAAAAGAAATATCGGAGAAAACGGGTGTTCCTGCCCAAACAATCAAGGTGAAAGGTAATGAATTATGTGTTCTTCTTGGTTTTAAGGAAACAAAACAAATGAAAGGAAAAATAAATGAGGTGTAAATATGAATGAAATATGTAAATGCGGAACAGTAGGCACAACAATGTGCGATTGTGAAACCTGTGAAAAATATATTTGTAGAGAATGTGCTAGATTGGTTGTAATAAAAAATGAATTATTCATTTTTCACAATGACCGATGCATTCCAAAACAATATAGAAAGGAGGAATAAAAATGTTGAATACTAAAAATGGAAAATTGTATGTTAATAATAAAGAAGTCATAAAAGGGTATGAATCGTTTAGCGGTTGGTATTGGTTTGTGACTGAAATAGATGAAGAAGATTATGGAGGACACCCATTGTATTTTGGATATGTTCAAGGCTTTGAGAATGAATGGGGTTCTTTTTGGATGGGTGAACTACAACCTCTAATTGACGAAGGAAAAGTTTGGGAAATTAATGAAGTAGATTTACCACATGCAGGAAGGAGAGAATGAAAATGATTAATTGTAAATTATGTAATAAAGAAATGGAAGAATACGAAGGAAATAACCCACAACCTCTTCTTCCTAATTTTGAAGATAGGGTTTGTAGAGATTGTAATAATTTTGTAACGGCTACAAGAATGTATATGATGGGGTATTCACCCGAAACGCAAGAACTTTTAGCAAAACTTATCGGACAGATTATGCAAACCGCTTATAGTTTAGGAAGAGTTCACGAAGAATGGAAAAAGACAAGAGAGGAGGAATGAAAATGAGAAAAGTATTAGTTATTGGAGCAGGAGGTATTGGGAGTTTCCTAATTCCTCTATTAGATAGAGTAGGTTTGTATAATATTGCAGTAGCAGACCCCGATAAGATTGAAGAAAAGAATTTACCATATCAAAACTTTGAAATGAATGTTGGTAAAAATAAAGCAGAATACATGAATAAGTATTCTTCTGTTTTTAGCACCAGTTGTTATCCTATCCTGACTGAAAAACAACTTCAAGGATATGATTTGGTTGTTTGTTGTGTAGATAACTTAGGATTAAGAAAGACACTCTATAATTCTAAAGTAAAGTGGTTAGATTTGAGAGCGCAGGGAAGAAATTGTGTGTTAGTTTCCTATCAAGCAAACCCATCACAATATGATTCTTTATTGGCAGGAGATTCTTCTAGGTCTTTTAGTTGTCAAGGGGATTCATGGGATGGTTCTAATACAGGTGTGCATTTTATGCAGGTTACTGTTGCTGGAATGGGCGCACAATGGATTCAGCGTTGGTTTAATGAGGAAGAAGTTCCCGAATTTAAAATGGTAAATGTTTGAGGTGAATAAAATGAGTAAAATGGGTAATATTGGAATTGATGATGAAGATGATGATAGTGGCTATGATGTTTGGCGCATGGAAACTGCTATGCTGAATGAACGAAGATTAGAAGCAATTAATCACATTGAACAGGCTTGGGACATGATTCTTTGTGTGCATGGTATTTCTTCTACTTCTAAAGTAGAAGAATTTGAAGATATGGAACACACCCTTGATTTTCATAGGGCTATTTGGTATGCTTCAACTGAAATCTTACCTGCGCTTGAGGTTCAAGCAGTAATTGATTCTAAGAATCAAATCTTTGTTTCTACTGGAACGGCTGGATATGTTGATTATTTGACAATCAATCCATCTAATCTTATCGGTATGAAGTTGCCGATTAAGTGTTGGATTCATACTCATCCATTTGGTTCAGCGTATTTTAGTGGAACTGATTGGCGAACAATTAACATTTGGGAATTGAATATGCAAAGTGCGTATGTCTTAGGAGGAGAAGGACACTATGGATATTGGGATAAAACTAATCCTAATCATTTAGACATTTATGTTGATGGTGTTTTACATCGCAAGCAAGATAGATATGTTGTAAAAATAAGAGGTGAAGAAGAATGAAAAAAATAACAGTAGAAGATATGACTTGTGGATTTTGTGGCATCAAAGGTCACACTTCTAGAAGTTGTTCTAAAAAGAAAGAAGCGGAGCAATTAGAAGAAATGAAAAGTAAAAAAGAGTCTAGAAAGAAATCCAAAAGATACTCTTTTGGAGATAATAAAAATAACAAACCTCTTTTGGCTCTTTTAACAAACGAAGGTAAGGATGCGCTACTTAATGGTAGAATGATGTATAGTAGTCATTTCACTAATCCAGTAAAACCAGAAACGGCAGTTTGCGAAACCTTGATTGAACCTTTCTTTAAATTGTTTGATAAATCAAATAGTGATTATTTAGTTGAGTCATCAAGAGAACCAACCTTTACAACAGTTAGTGGAAAGAAAAGACATTTAGATTATCTTTTGACAGTTACTCAAAAAACAGGAACTAAGAATTTCAAATGGCTCGTTGAGGCAGAAGCCCCAAACCGTTCACATAAAGGAATGGAACAGGTTGAAGAATTCATTGATGAAGTTCCAAATATTAACGAATATGGTTTTATTGTAACTGATGGTTTCCATTTCCATATTACTGATAATACAAATGAAGTTATTGAATGGGAACATTATACAATTAAAGAATTAAGAAAACTATTGAATAGAATGTATAGAATTACAACGATGGATAAAATCAAGTATGGCCTTACTGCTTTTGGTGCTATTGCTCTAATGACTTATGCATATTTTAGTTTATGAGGTGAAGAAGAATGAAATATTATATTGGCGACCCCTGTTATATTATTCCCGATGACGAATGGAGTGAGTTTTGTGAAGCAACATTCCTTCAATCTAATCGGGCGAAGGTTCAAGACTATGGAAACCATTGTGATTCTGTATTTGATTGGAAAGGTCAAGAACTCACTATTTGGTCAAACGGTGGAGATGGCACATGGACTTTTAATGGTGTTGAAACTACAAATGGTGCAAATTCATTCGGTGTTGATGCAGGTATTTTCTGTATCATTGACCTTGATAAATTACCTAATGCGCCCCGATATGAGGCGAGCCGTGTCGGTATGCTCTTTGACAAAAAACCCGATTTATATGTTGAAGACGGTGTTGTTTATATTAACGACAGACATGATAATTCTATGACTACATGTTGGAATTGTGGCCATATTGTTTTTCGTGACGACGCTGATTGGGAATGCGAGAATGGTGAATGTAGCGGTTGTGAAAATTGTTTTGAATGTGAATGTGAGGATGATGAAGAATGAAGTGGATTATTACTAAAGTAGACTCAAAAGTTCTCGGTGATTCATGGTATGTTAAGAAAGACGACTATAATTTCTTCTTAACCCAAAGTGAGCAGGAAGCATTAGCGGTTGCCGCACTCTTAAACAAAGGCATGAGGTGGAATGATGAGTAGAGGACTCGCAATACAATATAACAAATTGAAAAAAGAGAATAAATTACTTCAAGAAAAGATTGAATATTATGAATCTCTTTTATACTCTAACAATATTTGTAGGATATGCGAGCATAATGATGCAGTTTTGGAGGTAGAATGATGAAAGCAGTTGGTAATTGGGTAATAGTTGAAATTGAACAAAGGAAATCAGCGAGTGGTATTCTTTCCATGCATCGCAATGAAGGAGTATGTATCTCATGTGATGTTGATGAATCCATCATTGGTAAGAAAGTAATTTGGTCATCTAAGAATAGATACGAAGAATTTGATAATTACTTATTTGTTGAATACAGTTCTATTTTAGCAGTATTAGGTGAAGAATAATGTGCGGTGCAATTCCAGTAGAATGTGAAATATGTGGTGTATTTTATAGAATAGAAAAATTATGCGAGTGTGGAAAAAATGAATGATATTGAATTATATGAAAGTATTCTAACTCAAATGTTAGATTTGACAGAAAATGGTGATTTATTCCGAGAAGAAATTACTGATAGATACTTAGTAGGGGAACTACAATTCTTAGTAAGCATTATTCATATGCTCTTAGATTCAATTCCAACTAAGAAGCAAAACTATGATTTGTGGAAAGGCCTTCAAACTAGGCTGGTGGAAGAATGACGGGTAGAAATTATTGCGCCATGTGTGATGCTTCTCCTATCTACAAAGAAATTCCGACTGCGATTGGGATTAGAAACTTTTGTAGTGAAAAGTGCTATGCTGAATATATTGGACTTCCTGTCATGGAAGAAGGCTATTATGGGTTGGTGAAAGAATGAGCGAAGTATTATGTCCTCATTGCCACAATTTCGTAAAGGGTGATTTAATTGAGTGTCCTAATTGTTATGGTTTTTTGGAAGAAGATATGGAGATGATTGAATGATTTTATATGGAAAGGAAGTAAAAAACAAATTGCTTGAAGGTATTAATTTAGTCGCTGATACAGTTAGCCCAACATTAGGGCCACAAGCGAGAACTGTTATTCTTCAAGGTGAACCTCCTATTATCATTAATGACGGAGTTACTATCACTAAATATGTTAGAAGCGAAGACCCTTATATTCAAATGGGAGTTCAAATGGTTCAAAACTTAGCCAGTAAAGCACAGGATTCTAGCGGTGATGGAACAACAACTGCTTGCGTTATTGCTAAGGCTCTATGTAATAGCATTGCTGAACTTGAAACATTTAACATTCATGAGTTAAGACTTCAATTAGAAGAAGCCCAAGAAATCATTCTAAAGTATTTAGATGATAAGGCAACACCTATTGAAGATGATAATATTCTAAACATCGCTACGATTGCCGCTAATAACGATGCTTCTCTAGGACAATTGATTCAAGATGCAATTAGTGCAGTTGGTAGAGAAGGTATTGTTACTGTTGAAGAAGCAAAATCTCATAGAACTGAATTAATTACTAGGGAAGGAGTTCGTTTAGATGAAGGATATATTTCTCATCTTATGGCTGATGAAGATGGAAGATGCACTTTTGAGAATCCTTTGATTTTCCTTTCTAATCTAAAGATTAAGGCATTTCAAGATTTATTACCTATGTTAGAAATTGCTTCTGTTAAGCAACAACCTCTTCTAATTATTTCAAAGGGAATTGAGGGTTCAGCGTTGGCTAATCTTATGATGAATATTATGAATAAGACAATTCAATGTGCGGCCATTCTAGCACCTAACTTTGGCGATGCTCAATTAGATGAATTACAAGATACCTGTTCTTTAGTCGGAGGTAAAGTATTCAATGATGAATCTAGAGATGACCCTAAGTTGATTTCATATGAAGAGTTCGGTCAATGTGAGAAGATTATTATTGGCAAGGAATATACTACTATCATCGGAGGCGTTGGCGATACTTCTCAAAAGATTTCTCAATTGAGAGAGATTGCTCAAGACATGGAGGGCTTTGATTTGTCTAGAATCAAATCAAGAATTGCTCGCTTAAGTGGTGGAGTAGCCACTATTAGAGTTGGCGCAGGTTCTCAACTTGAAATGAGAGAAAAGAAGGAGAGATTAGATGACGCTCTTAACGCTACTAAGGCCGCTTTAAGCGAAGGTATTGTCATTGGTGGTGGTATGACTCTCTATGAGGCTAGAGAGGCTCTAGGGGATTCTCTAGGACACACAATTGTAAAGTCTTCTCTAATTGCACCATTAACTACTTTGATTAGTAATAGTGGTGGAGAGTTATCTCTCTCGCTCTTGAGAGATAAAGGCTACAATGCTTTAACATGCCAATATGAAGATTTGGAAATGGCTGGAGTCTTTGACCCCGTAAAAGTAACAAAGAATAGTTTTGTTGCCGCAATGTCTATTGCTAGTTTGTTCTTGACAACTGATGTAGCCGTATTAGTGGAGGAATAGATATGGAATGCAGTATTTGTCATAGAAGTATGTTAAAAGAACATTTGATTGATGGTGATTTTTGTGCTGATTGTTGGGAAGCCGAAGTAGAAGTTAGTTTTCTTACATGGGCTTGGAATACTCATGCCACAGTTATGCATGATTTATTAAAAGGATTTAATAGATATAAACTTCGCAAATTTGTGGAGGAAGCCGAGTGAAGAAAGCCGTCACCGTTACATTACCTGCTCCTTACGATGCGGAAATTAAATGTCCTATTTGTGAAGGAAATAAATGTAAGGTTTGTAGCATGACAGGCCAAGTAAAGTTTCAAGTTGCACCTAAAATTCCAATTCAAAGAGCGCACATTATCAAGTATGTTGTAGATAACATTCATGATGTTGCTTCGGAAATTACTCGCATGTATGGTTTAGTTCCCGAAGTAAATACAATAGAAGTGTGCGAAGTAAATGATGAGCAATTTGAGATTGTTCAAATTTCAAGTATTGGTGGTGCATGTTGGATATGTAATCCTTTAAGTGGAGGTAATACTCCTAGATATTTTACTTCAAGACAGGAACTTGATAAATTTAAACAGGGGTGGATTAATTGAGCGACTTACCTATGATTGGAAGAGTAGTAAGAAGTGATGTAGACGAAGTTATTATTCGTGCAGGTGTATATTGGAATATACCAGTCATTGATATTAGATGGGCTAAAAATGATAAACCAACAGTTAAAGGAATTAGAATGAATAGAGAAGAAGCAAAACTTCTTCTTGAGATTTTAAAGAGGGAATTAGATGAGAATTAGTTATGTTCAAGCAAAAGAAAGTCTTAGTAAAGCAAATCCAAAAAGACAACATTCAAAGAATGCAGTTAGTGCTTTTCAAGAACAAATGGGGGAATTTGTTGATTTGATGGCTTCTATTATTGAGAAGTCATTGCCTCCAGCAACAACAGGTAGAGGTTCTAGATTAGAACCGAGTCATGTTCACGAACAAATTATGTTAGTGGAATTACAGATGATGAAAGAATGGTTCATAAATACTGAGGAGAGAATGAAATGAATAAATTATATTTAATATGCACAAACGATAAGAAATTTGCATCGTGGGTTGATGAGCAAAGAAAAAGATTGAGAAGAACTCCTATTCTTCTAGACCATTTTAATTCTAGTGTAGGGGAAATGCGATATGCTAATCATTTAGCAAAGGCAACCTTTGTTTCTTATTGGGAGATTCAAAGGGGAGGAGGGCTTCTTAAGATGAGTCCTGCTATTACTCAAGCAACATTAATTCATTTAATGCATCGGTTTCTTGAACAGGAAAAAGAACAGGAAGCCCATGTTACTAATCAAATGATTAGTAATTTCTTGAGATTATTACAGGCGGTTGAACCCGATGAAGAAGAGTGAGTGGGTAAAATTAGCAGGTATTCTTTGGCAGTATGCTGAAACAAATAATGGGAAGATTTCTCCCTTGATTAAAGAAATGATTGTAAAAATAAATAAGAATATGGAAGTGATTATAGATGAATTGGATGACAATGAGCAGACTATTAGAAGCAACAGATTTGAAACAACCAACTCAACAGGTCAAGTTGATTTCAACGGCATTGGGGAATTTTGAAGATAAAGAGAGTTTAGTTAAGATTCTTTCTTTAGACTTAGAATCTAATAATATTGGTTTAGCCAAAGCAAAGAAATGGATGGCTAAAATGTTTGAAGTATTTGATGATGAGATAGAAGAATATTATTCAGCGCATAACGATTTAGGTGATGCAGTTTATTATCTTCAATCTAGTAAAGAAACAACTACTCATTCTTCTTTGAAAAATATTGTTAGACTTCTAGAATTAGATTGTGCTAGTATTTCCAGCACTTCTTATGAACTAGTAAAAGATGCGATTTTTGAAATGTCGTCATTAGAAAGAAGGTGGTTTATTCGCTATTGGTTAAGAGTGCCTAGAAATGGTATTAATTCGGGTATTTGTGAAAAGGCAGTCGCTAAACACTATAATAAGAAATTAACCGATACTAAGAAACATTGTAATTTCAATAGCCTTTCTAATGTTGTATCTTATTATGAAATGGGGAATGAGCCTCCAATGAATTTAGTTCATGGTAAGTTCATTTCACCTATGTTAGCAAAAGAAATTCCTATGGCGAAGTGGCCAAAGGATAAGATTGTAGATTACAAATATGATGGTAATAGGTATCAAATTCATAAGAAAGGTAATTCAGTTATTATCTTCAATAGAAAAGGAAGTGTAGTAACAAATCAATTTCCTGATGTAGTTGAGATTCTTCAAGGATATGCAGTAGAAGAAGCAATATTTGATGGAGAGATTTATCCAGTAGATTCTCATGGCTATCCTCTTGAACACAAACACATGGCTACTAGAGTTCATTCTAAGAATACTCAAGAAGCAGTAAGTAAGGTTTTAGTCAAGTGGGTTATCTTTGACTGTTTGAAGTGGGGCAATGAAACTACAATGAACTTATCTTATAGAGAACGATTAGAGCGTTTCTCTAGTGTTCCTAATCAAGCACATAGAATGACCGAAGGAGAAGATGTTCTCGCTTTTTACAATAATGCCATCAACGATGGATTTGAAGGTATTATTGTTAAGGATGCCTCTCTTCCTTATGAAGCAGGTAAAAGAAGTCAAGGATGGGCTAAATACAAACCTCCTAGAATTGAACTTGATGTTGTTATTCTATCAGCCGAATATGGTGAAGGTAAGAAATCAAATGTGTTCTCTACCTTTGAAGTCGGAGTTAAATCATTAACAGGGTTTACTTCCATAGGAAAAGTAGGAACAGGATTTAGTGACCAACAATTAGTTACTTTAACGAATCAATTAAAACGCAATGTTGAAAGTTTCAATAATGGTAAATTTACTTTCTTACCTAGAATTGTTTTACAGGTTAAGGCTGATTTAATTTCAACTGATGCGAATGGTAATTATGGATTAAGATTTCCAAGAATGGAAAGAATTAGAGATGATAAATATGTTGCAGATATTAATACCTTAGAAGATATAGAAAGAATGGCTTAGTGATTATCATGTTCACCGATGAAGAAGTTGTAGGTTTGATTAATAAATATGGTTTTGTGACCACACTTAGTTTTATAGCATACGGTGATATTGATTTAGACGAAGTTAATATGTTGAGTCTCGGTTTGTTTAGTAAGTTCTTTGCTATTACTGAAAAAGAAACACCGTATGTTGTCATTGTTGATTATATTACTGAAACACAGGCAAGAGCAATGAATTGCTTTCAAGGAACAAAGATAACATTTATTTTTGGAGGTGAATTGGCTCATGAAGAAGCAATGGTTCATCTTATCGGTGAAGGCATTGAATATCTAAGATTCAAGTTTGATTTCTTAGGTAAAGGCAAGTGTGATTACGGTGTTTAGTAAGGATATAATTACGGGTATTTTGCTTTCATCGTCTAAGATGAATTTACATATGTCAGTAGATGAAAGAATGCAAATAGGCTACAATGTTAGATTGCGCCTTGTCATTCGTGGAAAAAATGAATTTATTTTGGCTCTAAGAAGAAGCCTTCTTCAACATGGTATTGAAACAACATACCGAGAAAAAGAAAACAAAAAAAGACCAATGCCTGTTTTGTATATTGGTGGAGTCAAGAACTTATGTAAAACAAAAGAACTCGTTCCCGAACTTCCCGATGCAAAAGATGAATGGAAGTTGTTTAGAGAAGCAGTAGATATTATGTCGGATAGACGACATTTAACTTTAGAAGGAATAGAAAGATTAGTAGAAATAAAAGGAGAATGCGAATATGGGATTAACAACCATGAATAATAATAGACCAATATTAATTACAGGAAAAAATGGAACAGGTAAAACAACAAAGGCTCTTTCTCTCTTGAATGAACCATTAGTTCTTTATGGCGATGAATGTTTTGTAAATGATTTATTGTCATTGCCTATTTCAAAAGGAATTCTTATTGAAGATATTCATTATAACATAGATAAAGAAAGTGTCTTATTTATTCTTAGACATTACAAAGGATTAGTTGTATTAACTTCAATCAATGAGAAATCTGTTCCTAATGAAATTAAATCAATGTGTCAAATAAAGAGAGCAGGAAGCAAAGAGTTTTTGCGAGAAAACATTGAATCCATTGCGCCTCGTAGCGAAAAGCCTCTCTCTTATGAAAGAGATACATTTTCTTTGACTATGGAATATCTCAAAGAATCTAATAGGGATTTGATGGCGGAGTTGTTGAAGTTCAACAAACCATCCGATACTCAAATACTAAGTTGGTTAATTGAAAGTTTACACCCAAATAAATTAATATTTGTTGATGGAGTTGTAAAGCGTAGATGGAGTCAAGATTACTTTTATGAGATGTTAGCCTATGCACATACAGGAAACTTTTTCGGTAGACCAACCATGCCTAAGCGTGGAACTTATTCTAAGATTCCAGCCTTAGCAAAAAGGCTAGGAGTTAAAGATGAACGCTTACTTAAGCAATTGTTAAAAGATGAAGATTTTAGAAAATATGCAAAGTCTAAATTGAACAATGCTGAATGTAGATTATTAAATCTTGGAGAAAAGAAAATTAGAAAGAAAGTTCAACAAATTAAATCTAAACAAAGAACTTTGGGGGATTTTTAATGGTTAGAAATGTAAGAATTATTGAAAAATTAAAGATAATGTTGAAAGACGATGTTTTAGATACTGTTGAGATTTATGATAGGCTTCAAAATCTAGTAGCCTATAATGATAAAAAAAGAAATATAAGAAAAAAATGGAGAGATGCCCCTTCAATGGGAACTCTAACCAATATTCTTAGTGGTAGATTTACCAAAGTGAATGAAGATTATCCCGCTATGTGGACTTATGAAGAGGAATAAAAATGAGATTAAGAAAAATTAAAAATTTAACATGGAGAGTTTATATCTGTAACAATTGCTATAACTGCGAAGTATCTTTAGCAAAAGAAGTTCGTTGTTTAGAATGTAGAAGATATAATTATGCTAAAAGAATGAATGTATTACAATATGTATCATGAGGAATAAAAATGCTATGGACTGAAAAATATAGACCTAATAAGATTAGCCAAATTGTAGGACAACAACACTTTACAATGGATGCTCAATCTTGGATTGACGAAAAAGAAATGCCTAATGTTTTAATTTATGGCAATTCGGGAAATGGAAAAACAACTGCTGGAATTATTCTAGGTAAAGAAATGCTAGGCGAGAATTTCAATGATAACTTCTTTGAGATTAATGCCTCCGATGATAGAAAATTGGAGACTGTTAGGAACGCCATTAAGAACATCGCTAGAAACGCCAGCATTGGTTCTGTTCCGTTCCGTATGTGTTTGCTAGATGAAATGGATGGGATGACCACAGACGCACAGAATGCGCTTAAGAGAATCATGGAAAGATACTCTTCTAACATTCGCTTCATCATTACCTGTAATGACCGTAACAAAATTATCTTTGCACTTCAAAGCCGATGTGCAAACTATCATTTTAAGCCATTAGGTCATGCTGATATGATGCATGTCATTTCATCAATTCTCGCTAAGGAAGCAATTACTAAGTTTTCAAGTGAAGAGATTGAATCCTTTTTATATGCTATGAACGGTGATATGCGTAGGGCAATTACAGAAATACAGGCGGCAAAGTCTAGTAATTCTACCCTAGCAAAACAGATAGAAAATACACTTGACGAATACAAAAATATCATTGATAAAATACTGAATAAAAATACAAATGTCTTAGGTGAAATACATGATTTGCTCTACAAAGGTAAGGCTATCAAAGAAATTTGTCATGGACTACATGATGTTATCATTGCCTCTAATGGCCTTGATAGTAATGTCAAATTTAAGTTTCTAAGAACAATAGGAGAAGCAGAATGGCGGTCAATGACTATGACACCAAAGGTATTAGCCTCTTGGATGATTAGTCAATTGATGTGAGAACGAACTCACTAACAAATAGAACAAGCAAAAAAAAATGAAAAAGAAAAAAGTAAATGAGGTGAAAAAATGAGTTATGAAACCGAAATTGAAAATGGTGCGAAGGTTCTAGAAATGGAACTGGATGAAGCAATGGAGAAGTATGCAGGTATCTGTCAAGAGAACAACTTGACACAAGAAAACCCTGTTGCTATTTCTCTATGGCGAAATTATGTAGCAAATGTAAAGCGAAGCAAGCAAAGCGGAAATGAAGGAAGCACAGGTGGAGACAGTCTCTACAAGAATGCTTTTGGCTTCTTTGTAAGTCTTGATGCTCCTAGAGACATGATGAGTTGGAACAGAAACAAAGCAAAGGAAGCATTTCTTCGTGATTCCGATAAGGCTCTTGAAGAAGGTATTGTTGCTCAAGCAACTGAAAACGCTCTAGGTAAGTTTGTTATCTCCCGATACCACAACCGACAATATCAAGAGAAGATTGTTTCAGCCCTTCCCGAAGGTGCTGAAACTCTAGAAGATGGCCGAATCTACATTCCTTTAGATGCAACCGAATCTTATATGAGTGGTGGAAAGAATGCTAATTACGGTAAGCCCCTACCAAAGGAACAATATCGTAGAGCAGGTATCTTTTATGGTTCAATTATGGGAGGAGAAATGAAACCTTATTATTTCTCTTACAAAAACCAACCTGCCGTTGATTTCCAACCTCAACCGTTTACATGGGTTCACTTTATTTGTGTTGCTAATGATAACGGAGAAGATATTTACGGTGCTACAACTAAGACTCTTAACAGTCTTACTTTGAATGACAGCCTTGACCCCGAAAGCGAAGCCTATCGTGATGTTAGTTCTTATGACATTCAAGAAATTCTTGTTGAGAAGTTTAGTGATAAACTAACACCTTTGGTTGAATTAGACCGTAGGCACATGGCTATCCAAACACTTCCTGCCAAAGACCGATATATCATTACTGATGGAACGGTTTGTAACATGAATATGACTCCAACTTCAAATGGAAATCGTATCATCAACATTACTGACCTTAATGCAGAAATGGATTATGAAAACGATACTGGCATGGTAACTTGTTGGATTCCCGAACATCTTGAACTTGACTTTGGTATTGGTTCTACTGTTATTGTTATTGGTAGAACATCTCAACGACAAGGTGAAGATGGAGTTGAGCCAGCAACAATCAATACGGCTGGAATTTATGTCACAACACGACATGGTTCTCCAGTTGATGTTCCTGTTCCTGCGGAGGAGGACTTTGACTGGTTTTGAGTTGAATTGACTCTTTAATTTGAGTAGGGTTTATCCAGTAATAACAGGAAAAGGTTTGGGCTACGGAGATAGTGCCAGTTTGCGGCATGAACCTGTTTCCCTATTCAAAAGAGGTGATATTATGAAAATATATGATAATGCAATTGAAACAGAAAGAGCATTTATTCATTTTAATAATGTTCAACATATTAGTTGGAATAAATATGATGAAGAAAATGTTGAAGTTAAGATACACTCAATGTCTAATTTCATTATTCAAGTAATGAAATTTGAAGATGCTGAATATTTATTAACAAAGTATAAAGTTCACATGGGGGTGAAAGGATATGGAGTTTAAAGATATTTTTCTTTCAATAGAAAATAAGTGGGAAGTAGACTTAACGAGAGTAGACTTCATTACAATGAAAGAAAATTGGGATGATGGAAACCATCACATTAAGTTACACATCGGAACAAAAGAAGTCCGATTGGTTTGTAGCAATCAAAGAGAAATAGATGAATTAGTAAAACAATGGAAAAATGCGAGGAATAAAAATGAGTATAACAAGCAAAACAGGTGAAGCGACTACCATGAATTTTGGTAAGAAACAGGAGGAGTTTAATCATAAATTCCGTGAATTAATGGAAAAGAAGAGAGCAGAAAGAAAATCTCGCCTTGTTCTAGGTATTTGGGGTGAACCTAAAACTGGAAAGACGGGTATTGCTCTTGATTTTCCTTAATCATAAATTCCGTGAATTAATGGAAAAGAAGAGAGCAGAAAGAAAATCTCGCCTTGTTCTAGGTATTTGGGGTGAACCTAAAACTGGAAAGACGGGTATTGCTCTTGATTTCCCTAATAGGCCAATTTATGTTCTTGATTGGGATAAAGGCGTTGAATCAACATGGATTGAACACCACAATGCTACTGATAGAATTCAAATTTATTGTCCTATTGAATTAAACAAAGACAATGTGGTTGATATTGAAGTGAGTGAAGAAAATTCACATATGTTTATTCGCTATGTCCGTGAAAAGATTGATAATGGCGAGAATCCTATCTTCATCATTGATGGAGTAGATACATGGTTTGAATCATGTATGTTAAAGATTAATCCAAACCCTAGAATTGTTACTAAGGTTATGCCTTATATGTATGGTGCTAGAAACAAAACATTCTATCATCTTCTAGATACTATCTACAATCTAAATTGTGATGTTATTTACATTACTCATGAAACAGAACGATATGTAGACAATTCTCCAGTTGGTGTGCAACCAGCATGGAAAGATTGGGGCGGTAGATTAGAACAGGAAATCTATTGTTCTCGCAAAAACATAAAAGGTGAAATTCACTATATTGCAGAACTCATTGGTTCTAGAACTAATGGTAATTTAGTGGGAACTCGCTTTACTACGAGAGAAGGAACACCACCCAACATTAAATGGAATGGAATTAAAGAATTACAGGAGGGTAAAATATGAAATTTACAATGAATACAAAAGAAATGAGAGAACTACTTGAAAGCATTCAAATGAAGGGAAAATATTCTACTTCAAATGGATTTTCCAATAGCAGTTTAGGAACAGAAGTTTATTTTGTTCTCAATGATAACTTATTGAGAGTATATAATGGAGATGCAACCTTTCTAGTCCGAGCAGATACTACTGTTCAAGGTGAAGAAAATGGAACTTGTTGTTGTGATGTTTCACAAATTCTTTCTTACTGTAAAACCTTTGGCGAAAACACAATGTTTCATGTGACTGACTTTATTACTCTTTCTTCGGGAAGTAAGAAAGCAACAATACCTATTATTTTAGATAATACTTCTTTAGCAATGTATAATGCTCTTAATAAGAATTTAGGCGATGTAACTTATACTCTTTCACCAACTGAACTTCCTTCTTTTGGAACAGGTAAATTTGAAGGAGTCTTTACTTTAACTTCCGATGATTTTGAATCATGTATGCAATCTATGGAATTAGTGAAAGCAGGAACATATAGATTAGATTTTACAGATAATCGTGAAGTAAAGTTTAGTTCCCGTATAAGCACAGAAAACAGATATGAAGAAACAATGAATGCAGTCTATACTCATGGAGAAGCGGCAACAGTTCAATTTACTTCTCCTCTTCATAGATTATTTAGAAAAGGTGAAGTGCTTAATTTCTTTGTAAAAGATGAATTTCCAGTTTTAATTATGTCAAATAACAGATTGTTAATAAAAGCACCAGTAGTAACAGAAGGTTGAAAATATGATTATTAGTAAATATAAAAATAAAAATACAGTCTATGTTTCTTGGAGAAATGAGAAAGGTGAGAAACAAGAACTATTTAATGACTTTATTCCTTATTTCTATATTGATTCAAATGCGCCTAGACCAACGAATTATCCAATAAGTAAATTTTTAGATGGAGAATTTACTTATGTTGAAGGAGATTGGGTTAATTTAGAAGGACAATCTTTAGTTCGTTGTTATTATGAAAAGCATAGTGATAGAAATGCAAAAGATGCACACGCTAAAACATATGAAGCCGATGTTCCTTATCATTTTCGCTATTGCGTTGATGAATTAAAATCACTTCATGAATATCCTATGCGTAAATGGTATTGGGATATGGAATGGCAACAGGGAGGAGAACACGATGGGGCTATTACTGCTATTGTGACTTTTGATAACTATTCCAAAACATTTTATCAATTTGTTTGGTGTCCTAATAATGAATTTAGTGGAGATATTTACAAAGAGTTGTCTATTGAAAATTACGAAACTAAATTTCTTTGTTTCACAAATGAAAAAGATATGATTAATGGATTTCTGTTTTTAATGGTTAATCATGACCCCGATATGTTGATTGCTTGGTTTGGATTAAAGTTTGATTTGCCTAAATTATTAGAAAGATGTGTAGTTCATGATATTGATGCTAGAAAAATCTCTCCAATTGGAGAGATTAAAGGATTTACTAAGTCCAACGGCTATCATTTTGCCTATGCTGAAAAAGGCTACTCTCCAATTGAGCAACCTATCGGTGGTAGAATTACATTGAATCTTGATTTAGCCTTTGAGCGACAATGGAATGATTCTCAAAGAGGAACATTGCCTTCTCTATCTTTAGAGTATGTCTCTCAAACACTTTTTGGTGAAGGTAAACATGCTGAAACTAAGTTTGAAGACCCTAATGAGTTCTATCGTAGGGCATGGCTAGAAGATTCAGTAGCCTACTTTCAATATGCGCTTCAAGATGTAGAGTTACTAAGAAAAATTGACGAAACTAATTTTACTAGTGAGGCCATTATTTCTTTACAAAGGCTTCTAGTTGCGCCATTTGATGCATGTTTCTACGCTTCACACATGGGTTCAATCTATTTCATGCGTAATGCTGATTGGAAAGCACCGACTGGCAATAAAGATATAGTTAGAGAAGAATATGAAGGGGCTATGATTTATGACCCTCTTAGTGAACAAACTCAAGGACTTCATTTAAATGTGGCCGCTTTTGATTTTGCTGGTCTTTATCCGAGTATGATGATTGCTAGAAATATCTCATGGGAAACTAAATCCTCTAAGCCAACAGAATTAGGCGTGAATATTCTTACTCCTAGAGATTTCAGTCTTGCATCCGAGCAAAAGATGCTTTATTACAAAACTGATAAATTAGGTCTTCTTCCTAGAGCAGTCTTAGAACTCAAGGAATTAAGAAACGACTACAAACAAAAAATGCGAGAAGCGAGAGAGAATAATACTGGTGAATACCAAAAGTGGTATAATAATCAAATGGCAGTTAAAAGATTAATGGCTTCCTTTTATGGTATAGTCGCATTTCAAGGGTTTGGATGGGCTGATGTTGATTTAGCCGCATCTATTACTGCTAGTGCGAGAGAAGCCATTAGAACTGCGGCATTTGTAGCAAAGGGGATGGAAGAATGAATCCGCAACTGAATAAATTGCCGCCCCATGAAGGTTTAGGAGATATTGTTTTTCAAGAAGCAGAAAAAGAAACTGGCGATATTCCTTTTTATCGCCCTTGTCTTTATCGTTGGAGTAAAGAAGAACAGGAGAAATATGAAGAAGAAAACGAAAGAAGTTTCTTTTGTTGGTGCATTAAAGGGGCGAATCCTATTTATGGAGTAATGGCTTGGATAGTGAAGGAGATGGAAATATGATTGAATACAGTATTGGTTTGATATTAGGCTATTCATTAGCAAAATATCTTACACCAAGAGTTTCTTCTATTATCATAGGAAAGTATCATATTCATCATTGGATTTGGTCTTTTTTTATTCTTTTAATATTACTAAATGTTGAGACTCTTGATGGAGTGGTTGGCTTAATTACGGGAATTTGTTTAGAAGGTTTATCTTATAAAAATTGGTCTATTAAGACAAAGGAGATGCGAGGGGGGCTATGAGTATGTATAATTGTAAAGTTTGTTATGACATAGTGCATGTTGTTCATCCCGAATGGGGTATTTGTCATCCCTGTTTTTTAAGAATGAGGAGAGTTATGAAATGAAGAACTATATTTGTCCGAAATGCCTTGAAAAAGAATTCAAGGTGTATTTTGCTAGCGATAATAAAGCAGGTTTAAACAAACTACAAATTGTATGTAATAATAAAAACTGTGATTTTAAATCAAAGTTAATAGAAGTTATGAGGTGATTAAATGTTTAATTTAGATGAATTAATTAGTGTGCAAAAAGAAACACAAGAAACTCTCTCCGAGTTGCTGGAGAATGTAAAAAGAAGCAACAAAATATTAATGATGGTTAATGTTGTAAACATAGCAACTATCATTACATTACTGGTGGTAATATTATGAATTTAGAAGAAATAATTAAAGAACAAACTATAACAATTGGATTATTGCAGAAAACAATCAACAATCTACTGAATTCTTTGAAAGAAATCAGAAATGATTTAGATGATGTTTTAGAAGATATAAATGCTATTCATGTTGATATGAATAAAGAAGACAAAATTGGATTAGCAGTTAGAGAATGTCAAGAATCCATTGCTGAATTAAAGAATGAGCCAATAGGAATTATTTTTACAGATGTGATGTGATGAAAGTAGTCTATGGTCATACTGATTCTATCTATGTTCAAGTAGATAGTATTGAAGAAGCAAAAGAAAAATTAGAGGTGATTCAAAGTGAAGTTAGGAAAAAGTTCCCGAATGTTCTCGGACTTGAACAACATCCCGTTGTGTTGGAATTTGAGAAGTTTTATTCGGCTCTTGGCGTTGGCACTACGAAAAACAGAAATGCTGGAATGATTATTTGGGAAGATAATGTTTTCTTAGATAAGCCTAAATTTACAATGACAGGGTTTACTGCTAAAAGAGTTAGCGAAACAAAACTAGCAAAGCAAGTTCAAACTGATGCATTAAAAATGTGGGTGTCTCAAAAGACTCAAAAGGAAATCAACACGCATCTTTACAATATCTTTCAAGAAACCTTGAAAGGACAAATACCTTTAGAGTCAATTATTAAAAGAAGCCGTCTTAAAGAAAATAGATTTAATCTACGATGTAGATTTAATCATAAGCATAATCTTAAGGATTTAATTGGGGATAAGAAAATTTGTGGCTATAAGAAGAATAAGAATTCAATGCCTTGTCAAGAATCTGTTTCTAATTTTAAAACTTTAGAAAATAAGCGACCCAGTATTTCTGCTGGAATAGCAGGTATTGTATATTGTTGGCAACAGAAAGATATGGAGTTTGAAGATTCTTATTTGCATTTAAAGGTAAAAACAGATGAAACTTTTATTCATCCTTTAACTAAAGAAACTAGACAAGTAGAATATGTTGCTGGAGTAACTTATGCTGATTTTGATAATTATACTCCCGATTGGGAACATTATGCAGAACAGGTAATTAAGAAAGCCGAACCAATTTACAATGCTATGGGCTGGTTGGTTTCGGGTATTAGAAACGGAACAATGCAAATGAGTTTAGAAGAGTGGTTTTGATGGCAACAGTATTTTGTATATTATGCGAAGGTAAATTTAATGCTAGGCCGCATAAGTCTAGCAAACCAAATTATACTCCAATCTGTTCAGTATGTAGAAGAAAGCCTACACCCGATGAATTTAGATGTAGAGCCATATCGGGTTCTACAAATGAAAGATGTAAGAGTTGGGCTGACTTTGATGGAAACAGATGTGGAACACATAGGAGAGTGAAAATAAATGAATAAAGATGAAAGATATGAAGCGAGAATTAAATCAATGCGAGAGTTTACCTATCAATGGGATGCTAGCGCATATGAAGACCCAAGTAAGCCAATTTTGAAGATTACTAAATCTTCTTTGGGGGCGCATGAATGGTGTCCTAAGAAATATGACTTTGGGTATATTCAACGATTGCCTCAAGACCAATCGGAAGCAATGAGAAAAGGAACTGTTCTTCACAATCATCGTGAGAACTTCTTTAATCAATTTGACCTTAAGAAAGCAGAAAATATGTCTGCTGATGAAGTCATTGATTATTGCACAGGACTTTTTCCTATTGATGATTATTTTGATGTTTCAATGACTGTTGCGGCGTTTGAAGCCCAACGATATATTGAGGCTAGAAGTGAAGATAAAGTTCATGAGTTTTTACCAATTGTAAATGAAGGTAAATTTGATGCTGAAATTACTATTCCTAAAGATATAAGTAAAAAATATCCATTGAAGCAGGATTATGTTATTCATATTCAAGGTATTATTGACCGCATCTTTATTGAGAATGGTAATCTAATTCCTTTTGAGTTTAAAACTGGAGGTTGGAAAGACTACAAATCAAGTTCAATGCGTCAAGAAATGGCTTTCTATCAATTGCTTATTGAACAGGCTTCCGATGAAGTTCTTGAAAAGAATGGATTAACGAGAGATATGAAAGTAAGTCATTGGGGATGGTATTACCCTGTTTCTAATTATATCTATGTTGAAGAAATTAAGAAAAGAACAATGACTTCTGTTAAGGATAACATTGCTAAATTAATTCAAGCCTACGAAACAGAACATTTTCCAACTAAGTTCTTTTACAAAACCTGCGCTCATTGTTCTTATTTTGGTATTTGTGACGGAGCGCAAGATGATACATGGGTGTGAATTATGATAGAGGAATTAATAAAAACTAAGGTATTGAATAAAAATTGGTCTTTTACTGAGATTTCCAATCTTAAAAATACTATTAGTTCTTTATCTCAAGAAGTTTATTCTGAAATGAATGTAATTGAAAGATTTCAATTGGCTAGAGAAACTAAAATCAATGATGGCTATGTAGGATTAACTTTAGAAGATGCTTTCCGTGAAATTGTAATGGCACATATTCAAGGAGAAGTAGCAGGAACAATTAGAAATATGCTTGAAAGCGCAACTGTAAATTTTGGAGGTAATAAAAATGAAGTTTCCGAGAGAAGTGTGGGCGGGGAGTCACATCAAGAACGCACCACAGATGAAGAGAAAGATAGTTCAAACGAAGAATGAATATCTTGAGTTTGTTCAAACTCAAAATAATAAAACCAATGTCTACACAACGGTTTATGATTTTGATGAGTTTAGCGACAATGCAAAGATGGAACATTCAGTTATCATCAATAGAGTCTTTCTTGATTTTGATGCACATGAGGATGAATCTCTAAAAGAGGCATTCAATGATGTATGTATTGTTATGGATTATGTAAAAGAAAATGATTGGGAACATTCTCTATTCTTTTCGGGTAGAGGCTTTCACCTTTTTATTGAAGGTGAAAGAACACAATCAATTCGCAACATACAGGTATTCTTTAAACAAATCAAATCGTTGTTAGGAACTAACTCTACTTTAGATGATAGAGTAGGACAAATTAGCAGATTGCGTAGAGTGCCGAATACCGTGAACCTTTCATCAAGGGATGAAAATGGAAATCCTTACTATTGCATCCCTCTCTTTTACGAGGATTTACAGAATGGTTTAGCCACTTTACACACTTTGGCTAAATACCCCCGCACTATCCCCTATCGCAAGGAGGGTTCAATCAAAGTGATATTTCCCGAAGCACCGCCTATTGAAGACATAGAAGGAGAAGTTGATGTTCCTAGCCACGATGGAACTTTACCCATACTTCCCTGCCTATATCATGCTACAATGAGCGAAAATCCAGCACACATTTCAAGAGCCTATCTAGTAGCATGGTATCGGGATTTGTTAAGCCTCAATCAAAATTTGAAAACAATGGAGGATAAGCAAAAGGTGTTGAATCTAGTTGTAGAAGAACTAAAGGTCGTCTTTGGAGAGAAAGAAGATGTGTGGCTGGATTGGGATGAATCTACTACTAGAAAACATGCCAAGTTTACAGTTTATGGTAATTACAATACTCCTTCTTGCGGTAAATTGATTTCCGATGGATATTGCGTAGGTAAGTGTTGGAGATACCCAAAGGAGTGAGAATATGTTAATTATTGATAGTAGAGAAACTGAGAAGTCTAAGTTATATTCTCTTGTAGAAAAACAGGCAAAGGCTCTCAATATTAAAACCGATAAAAGATGGTTAGAAATCGGTGACTATGTTTTTGATGATGTTTGTTTTGAAGCAAAATCTTCTATTGACTTTTTAGGGTCTGTTATGTCTAAACGGATTTGGACTCAATTAGATAATATGGATAGACATTACAATCATTGCATCGTTATCATATATGGTTCAATTGATGAAGCAATCATGGCCGTTATTGAAAATGCTGATAGTAAAATGCCAATTGCTTCAAGAGCAATAATGCTAAGGAATAAATTTCTAGGTGCAATAGGTAGAATTACTTTAGATACTGATGCTAAACCATTTTGGGTTTCTAATGAAGAAGAAGCGGCACAGATTATAACTTCTATTTGTAAAATAAAACCAATGAAAAGAGAAGTAATTAGACCCGAAGTATTTAAGAGAATAACAACAGATGATTTGAGATTAGATGTATTAACTGGAATCAAAGGCGTTTCCTATAAAAAGGCAAAAGCCCTAATAGACACTTTTGGTTCTATTATGGAAATAGGTGAATGCTCTGTATTTGAAATACAGGCCGTAGATGGAATTGGCGAAACCCTAGCCAAAAGGATTCTATCTACACTTCAATCCGAAGAAAAGGTGAAAATATGAGTAAATATAGCGAATATGAAATAAACGAAGAAGATTGGGAAGTAGTTGAAGAAACTGCTAAACCCTTAACCGAAGACCTACCAAAAATTGTAGCGGAGTTTCAAGCAGATGCCGCTAAGGTATCTCACTATAATGAAATACCTGCCGCAATGTCTTTCTTTACAATTTTAGGACAAGTCTGTAAAGACTTTGTGACTATTCCAACTGGAAGAAACCGTGAAGATTCCCGAATACACTTTTGTTGGATTCAAACTTCGGGAACAGGAAAATCTACGCTTTGGAACTTTGTAGGGCCAGTTGCGTCTAGAACTTTTGAAAGAATAAATGCCACAAACAATCATCCTCATTTGGTATCTCCTATTGATGGACTTATTATGCCAAGAAGATTTGATATTTTTGGAGTTACTGATTATACTGATTCTGTTCTTTTAGGAACTTACAATCAAGAAATTGATGAAGAAGGAGAAAAGTCATATGAAAGAGTTGCTGGACTCCTTGAAGGAAGTGGTTTAGCCCATTGGGATGAATTTGAATATTCGGGTATCTTTAAGCAAAGCCAACACAAAGAGAACTCAATTGTTTATCTAAACACACTAATGAATACTCTCGCTGGCGAATCTTGGGTTATTTCAAAAGCCCTACAAAGTTTTGGAGGACAAATCCTAAACTGCTATTCCGAGCGTTCAGTATTGGCTATGACTTATCCTCCACCCAATCTTAACAATGTGATTGCTGAAAAGGGTGTGCTTCAAAGGATGGTTATGTATGTTGTTGATGTTCCCGACCACATTCAACATCAAATGAGACTTGAGCAATTAGCAAAGGTTGGAACGATTGAAGAAGTTAATCAACCCATTGATAAGTATGTCAATGCTCTCATAGAAATCTATACTATGTTAAAGACACATCATGAAGAAATGGGTGGAGATGCTACTAAGACGATTCGTTTTGCTGACGGATTCAATGCTAACTTGATTCTTGAATATAAGAATATGAGAGCCGAACTAACAAAGAGTCGCAAAGAAGTTGCTGAGTTGGCTTCCAACTTTACTACACGATTGATGGTCAATTTGACAAAGATGAGCGTATTAGTTTGTATTGCTCGCAGTCTCAACATTAAAGATAAAGACTCCCGCTTCTTAGTAACTGGCCAGCATGTGCGAGAAGCGGCCATTATTATGAGGAAGTGTTATATCAGTCTGGTTTCTTGGCTTGAACAGAGCCTAAAGGTTCGTAAGGCGAGCATCGCTGAAAAATCACTTGAGCCTCAATTCATGACAATTTACGATGAAACAGAAAAAGATGAAGAGGGATATACTCATAAAAGCAAATTCCTAGAAGAAATGATTGAGAAAACAGGAAAATCAAAAGCACAGATTTACAGGCATTTTAAAGAAATTGAACATAAGTTTGATGAAAAGACACATGGAAAGTATAGATACATACGATTGATTGGAGAGGATATAGAATGAAGTGGGAAAACACATATTTAGTATTTGATGTAACGAAAGGGCCAAAAGTAATTATTGAAACGCTAAACACTTATGGAGAGGATGGATGGGAATGTTCTTCTATGGTAACAGTAGCAGGGTCAAACATTGTAGTGTTCCTTAAGAGAGCAATTGTCACAGAAGAAAAGCCGAAGGTAGACAAAGAACAGGAAAAAGTTTCTAAACTATGGTCGGGTGAATAACCACCATGTCTGTTCTAGCCTTAGACATTGAAACAAAAAATATGTCGCATGACATAGGCGGTTTTTCAAATACCCATATGTTTCAAGTTTCAACCGTAGCGACTTGGGATGGAAATACTGGAACTGTTTATGTTGATGAACCTGTAAGTAATTTCGCAAAGTCGGGGCATGTCATTAAATCTCTTAGTGAATTAAAATATGATTTAGATGACCATTTTGAAAAAGGTGGCTTATTATTAGGTCATAATTTAGCGGCCTTTGATTTGCCTGTTCTAAGAGATTCAATGGATATTTTCTGTATTAATAAATTCTTGAAAGAAGAACAATATATTGACACTTCTAAGATTCTTTTAAAGAATCATGGAGAAAGATTTCAATTAAAGAATTTGGTAAAATGCACAATGAATGATTTTAAATTAATGGATAGTGCTGATGCACCTAAGTTATGGAAAATGGGTCAATATGATGAAGTAGTTGAGTATTGTATGAAAGATACACAATTAGTTTATGATTTGTGGAATTATGGAAAAGAAAACGGAATTGTAAAAGCGTTTTCTATTAATGGTGAAAAGTTTGTGGATTTGGAGGTTGATTGGTGATGACAGGTTGGGAATGGTTTTGGCTACTTCTGTTTCTTATTACACTTATGCTTCTCTTTTTTGCCGCATTCGGTGGTTCTAATATCACGGAGGAATCCGTTGAAGAATACATGAATCGCCTTATTGGTAAAGAAGAGGTTAGGCGTAAATGACATTGAAACAGATTTGCGCTTATTGTAAAAAGCCAAGTTTGGCAAAGCGTCTACAAGGATTTTATGTTGGTTCTAGTGACCAAGTTAAACTTTGGGAGTGTAGAGAATGCGGTGGCATTTGGTCTAGTAAAACTAACTTCGTTAGAAAAACGGGGGGAGAGTCTTAGGATTCTCCCCCCTAATTTTTTTTGGATTTTTTTTAGGTCAAAATTTCATAAGACTAAAAGCGGTTGGCTTTGTATCTCTAATATCTTAGAAACTAATCTTTTTGGTGTAACTAAATCGCTAGGACTTATCCCACAACTGAATCCCCAAGAATTTAAATGTTTAACTAGCGTTTCAGTAGAAATATTAGCCCCGCTATTTTCAGTAAAAGGGCAACCTCCTAATCCACCCAAACTAGAATCAAATTGTTTTATTCCAGCAAATAGTCCAGCCTTTACTAATTCAATTGCTTTATCTTCATCTCCTTTATGATGTAAATGTAAAGCGCACCGCATATTTTCTTCTTTTGCTATTTGTGCAAATATCTTAACTTGTTTAGGAGTTCCACAACCAACAGTATCAGCAAATACAACTGTATTTCCAAACATCTTAGCATCTCTAATACAATTTCTAATTAATTTTTTGTCAAATTTACCAGAATAAGGAGAACCGAAAGCCATTGAGATATAAACTCTAACATCTTTCTTTGGCACATTTAAAAATGTTTTATACATTAAGATTATTTCACTACGGGTTTTACCCATGTTTTTCATATTGAAAGTTTCACATGGAGAAAATACTAAGTTTATTTTCTTAGCACCCATTTCTATTGCTCTTTCATATCCTTTACGGTTCATCACTAAGACTGCGCCTCGTTGGAATACTTCTTGAGCATCAGCCATTTGCGGAACTAATTTAGGATGAGCCATGCTCGTTTCTTCTACATCTTTGAATCCAGCCTCATACAAAGAAGAAATAAATTCCTTTTTGAGTTCAGTAGGGATAAAATGTGGTAGAGATTGGAGGCCATCTCTCGGACTTACTTCATAGATGGAAACTCTCACAATCGGCACAAGTAAGTGTATAAAATAAACTTTACGAATACATTAGAACTTTAACTGCGCTTTGTGTTGTATCTTGATGAACACCCGCTACAAAAAGGGCAGTTCCGTTAGCATTCCATGCGAAACCAGCAGGAAGCGTAGTAGTGTCGGGGGCGACCTGTATTCCGATGTTTAGTCCAAAATCCATACTTGATACGAAAGTATAACTACTAACATCATAGGGAGTTGATAGAGAGAATTCTGCTATCTTAGCACGATTCGCAGTTGTAACATATGTTCCTTGAGATTTCCGATAACATACAAAAAATTTAGTTCCATCATTATTGAATCTAATTCCAGTTAATCCCGATATTGTGTCACCATCACTATCTACAACTGAAGAAATACTTGTTGTAGAGGAAGAGTAAGAACTAACATCATAAGGCGTAGTTAAAGTTAAAGTTCTAACATTAGCAGATTCAACAACATACAAAATTGTTCCATCGGGTTTTAAGAACAAACCTTGACCGCCATATCCAATTCCGCTTTTAGAACTTGATATACTAGCCAAACTAATATTATAAGCATTGACATTAGGTGTAGGTGGTGTAGGAAGGGGTATATCATATCCACGAATATAAGCATCTGTTCCAGTAACATAAAATTTTGTTCCATCACTATTAAAACAAGAACCTCTTGGGTTATTTCCACTTACTGATAATGTAGCAGAAGTAGAAGTAAAAGAAGGTAATGTTCCTGTAAAGGTATATGCCGCCATAGTATCTGTTGATTGCTCTAAAGCCAAAACAATATCTGTTGGACTTACATCTAATTCTGTAACTACGCTTGATACTGATACTGTTGTTTCCGAATGTAATGTTAATTCGGATAAAGTAAAAGCATTCGCTTTTGTTTCGGCATTTGAGCCAGCAATAGAACAATACAAAATATCACGCACCTAATACAATCCAGTTTGTTCCATCGGAAATACAAGTTACACCATTATATGCAGTAATTGTAATTGTTGATGTTGAACCGTTCATATTGTTTCCATTACCATCTAAAGTTACATTAACGCCTTTCGCTAAAATAGTATATTGTTCACCTGCGGAATGAGTGGAGGGTAAAGTAATTGTTACACTTGCATCAACAAAAAGATATTTACCAGCATCAGCAGAAGTTAGTATTGATGATATTGATTTAGTATCAGTATCTAATTTAGTAGCAGTAAGTGTTGCGGCACTAATAGTAGAAGTAGTAGTAATAGTAGAAGAAGCAGTAATTGTTCCTGTAATGTTTATATCACCTGTTCCTGTAATGTCTTGTGAATTTAAATCCAAGTTTCCACCTAATTGTGGGGAAGTATCATCAACAACATTAGCAATACCTCCACTTCCTGTTTCATCGCTATCAAGAATATACCATCCCGATGCTAAAGTTGTAGGAGTTGGGCTTAAAGGGATGATTGTAGAATCAGTAAGGGCTTGTAGTATAATACTTTGATATGGTTTTAGATTTAATGTAGTTGGACTAACATATCTTGAATCTGTGCTTACTCCACCATTTTCAAAAACATCGGAAGTAAAAATTTCCATGATTGTAGTCGCATTTAAATTTTTAATGAAAAGTATTTTTCCATCGTTAATTGCGGCTGATGGCAAAGTAAATCTATTTGCAGTAGCATTTTGACTAGCATCTGCATAATTAACAATAACTGTTGCATCAGCATCTAAAGTTCCTATTTTTTGTGGTAAAAAAGCCCCTGTAATCGTGGTAGTGCCAACACTAATTTCATTTCCAGTAGTTGCCCCTCTTGTAGTAACAGAATCTAATGTAGAAGTATTATCAATAGTTAAAGTTGAACCTGCCCCTGCATCTGTGAAACTAATATCAGTTCCAGCAGTAATTTGTCTAGCGGAAGGAATAGAAGAAGCATTTGTAGTAATGAAACCATCATTCGTTACATCGTTTGAACGACCCGAACCTTGAACGAGAATCTTAGCCGTTCCCGAAGAACCAGCAGTAAATGTAGAAAGATGAACAATTCTTCCAATGTTTTGAATTGCGTCTGCATCAGCCGTTGGGCGAGTATTAGTCAGTTTTCCAATATTCGGTGAAAGATAGATAATGTCACCTTCGGAATAAGAACCTGCATCAAACAAAGTTGCAGAAATATCTCCTGTTAATCCTTGAACAACCACTTTACCATTCCCACCAGCAGTAATGGTATCATAGACTAATCCAATAGCAGGATATTTACTTGCTGAAATTGTAGCATCAGCCAATTGAACTGTAATTTTTCCCGAAGAGTAATTGGTTGGATAAACTGGCGCACCAGCACTTAATCCTGCGCCTCCTCCATCAGTAATGCTTTCAACAACTGTAATTTCAGCATAACCATTAGGAACTTCAAAGTTTCCATTTTGAACCTCTAAATCTCCAGTCGTAATTCTTACTTTCCCACTTCCCGAAGGTGTAAAGTCCATATTTGTATTTGTAGAACCTGTAAAAGTAACATCAGTTCCATCGCTCGTAATAGACATTTCTTCGCTATATGTTCCACTTCCTTCTCCAATGCTTAAACTGTTTTTGGTTTTACTAACAGTAAGATATTGAATATCAAATGGATTAACGCCAGTATGAGTTAAAACTGCAATAATTACATCTCCATCATTATATGCTGGAACTTTATCAGCACCAATTGTAGGTGAATTAGGATTTCTTACAACAACTGTATTTGAAGAATCAACAACTAATAAATGATAGCCATTTGTATATGTAGTATCTAATGTAATTGCATATGGAGGAGAGCCACCACTAATGCTAATTACTTGGCCATCTCTCATAATAGTTCCAGTTGAAACTGTTCCCGCAGTTTCCGATGAAGGAGTAATATCAAATCCATTAATGACATAATTGCCTTTCATTCCCAAAGCCAATGTTTTGATTAAACCAGTATGAGGGAAATCTACTCCATCTTCAATTTGATTAGGCGTTCCAGTTGTGCTTTGTCCGAAAAAATTTGGGTTTGTTACCATATCATTCTACCTCCATGATAATAAAAATCTCTAGTGTTTCATCTGTGGAAAATGGGCCGACTCCATCAAAGTTTACTCTTTGAAGCATATTGCCTGTTGAATTAAAAAGCCCCGCTTCCCGAATAACCTTTCCTTGAATATATGTTCCACTAACAGATAATTTTACTTCAATTACATTTATGTCTGATTTTGAACGAATGATGGAAGGGCTTACTCCAGCAATCTCTACATCTAAATCAGTAGAAGTAGGGTTTGTGGAATTGCCACCCAAACCAATTTTAGCACTATCAATATACGGACTAGCGGCAGTTGCTAAATAAGTCGCTATTGCCTCTTTTAATTCATCAGTAATCAAGCCAAATCCTCCTCATACAAATCCGTGATGGTGATTGTTCCCCCATCAAATCCTAATGGGTTATCACCTGTATTTAGCGTTTCACTAAAGCCTAGAGTAAAACCACCAATTGCTTGTCGCTTACGAATCAACAGGCGTAGTTCTTTGATATTGATGGTATCTAAAAAGTTGTATGTTACGCTCTTTTCATTGAAGGTTTCATTTCTCAAATTGGAATTGATTTGCTTTTGAGTGACAAGTAATTCCGAGAACAAATCCGATAATTGTTTTGAATATCTACCTAATTCTAATTTCATAAGACCTGTTAATTCATGCTCTATTTGAAGAACCATGTATTGCCCTAACTCAATGTTTTCTTGTTTAATTTCAACATTGATAATATCTCCAGCCCTTAATTGAGAAAGTCCTTCGTGGCTAACAGTCATAATTAATTTTTGATTAAAGGTAGTATGTAGGCGAAGTAATTCAATGGCTTTTCTATCTACTTCGTCTTGAGTTAGTAAAGTTTTATCGTGATGTTCTAATGTTTTTCTTCCTCGCTTTTGAACACTTCTCAAATCTTTGCGTTCTGCTTTGTGAGTATTACCATAAACAATAATGTCATTGTAGAAGTCAAATAAAGTCGTGGCCTTTTCAAATTCATATATTTTGAATTTATCAGTATCATTAAGAATAATATTACTATAATGAGTAGAATCATTATCTTGAGTAATAGAAAAAGTTCCATTTTCTTCTCTCAAAACCATATCCTTCCTTTCCATAATATAGCGAATTGCCGCATACAAATCTACGCCTTTGAAATTAGGTGCTAAATAAAGAGGGTAATCAGTATTCTCTGGAATTGAGAAATCAATTCCATTTTGTTCAAATAATTCGTTGATTAAATCTTCTGCTTCTAAACAAACAGTAGCGGTTGTTCCAATACATGCTCTTGATGGATTAATCTTTAATTCGGAATTAGAAGTTACAGTAAATGGTTCGGAAACAGAAACTATACCATTTAAATTTAATAATTTTGAAAAAACAACTGAATGGTTATTAGTATCATGTTTTTTAACTGATAATGTTACTTTGCTAGAATTATCTCCATCACTAAAATACAATCCATGTTCTCCTTCGGGTAAAATATTGTCATGAAACTCATCAGTATTGATAACAACCATTCTGCTTTCTCCATTAATATTATCAGTATCAATTGGCACGAACATAGAAAGAACTCCTTCGTCTAAAGTCAATTCATTTCCATTATCAGTTCCATCTCTATAAAAATAGCCTTTATTGATATTATAAGTTTCATTTCTATTAGCCTTTTTTGTATAAGAAGGTCGTAGCATATTGATGTAAATGTCTTTAGGCATAAAGTCGTAAAAACAAACCTCATTTGGTTGTAGAATTCTATATGCAGTATTATTAGTTAAACCCACATCAGTAATAAGATGGTGGTCATGCACATCGGAATCACTAACTTCATGTGAATAAATATAAATTAAATCACTAGGGATTACATCTGTCATAGAAATTCTTTGATATTGAGTTCCGCCTGTTTTTGCGCTACCATCAATATTAGTTCCATCTTCGGGAATCAAATAGCAACCAGTCAAATCAATAAATTGTAAAAATCCATTACTATATCCACCGCTAGGATTAATATTAATAGTGCTTTTATTTAAATTATCATTTGATGATTTTATTGTTGCATTTGAAGCAGTTCCAATCCATAATCTAGGCTTAAACACCATATATGCTCCATCTGCGCTTTTAGAATCATCGCTAGTATTACTTGGAGAACTAGTTGAAGCAGAAATAGGAACTTTATATTCTTTGAAATGATAGTCGGAGGTTAATACTGGTAATTCCACATTTCCAACACTATTGGCTTTTGAGTCCTTTAATACCTGAGTTGTATTTCCTTCAACCAATGGATGCTTACCACCATTTTCAATATCATATCTATCTAATGCCACTCCTATGAGTCCTTCATGCGATTGTTGGTTTTTACAATAGTCCAAAATAACTTTTAAATCAGCATTATTTCCGCCACCGATTATAGAATAAGAACTAATTGGTGAACTACTGGCTTCTAATGCAAAGGACAAATAAATTTCTTGGTCTGTTTGCGAAACTGTGCCACCATTAGCAATATATATTTCATCGGAAGTGTCTCCCCCCAAAGCCGAATCTTCGGGAACAACCGCACCCTTTAATGGATGAATATTCCCCCAATCTAATTCAAATAAAGAATCCACTTCATTTCTTCCATATATTTGATGTGTATATCCGTGTGCTTCTACTTTAATAGCATTTAAAGCCGCTAATCCGCCATTCGTCAAATATCCATCTGCTTGAAGAGTATATGTTGTTCCCGAACCGCTATCAATCGTTCCTATAAAATTACCATATTCATCACAAATCTTATCTCCATTAACTAAAGAAACAGTTCCACTAAATACAATGCTCGTTCCACTAATAGAAACTATTCCTCCTAAATCTGTAATAGAAGAAGAGGTAATATAAGAGGAATAATTTGTTCCATATTTTTTCAATATTGGTTTTTCAGGATTTACTTGATTATAAAGTGAATCAAAGCAAATTTCTGTAAGTCGCATTAATCCAAATCTTTTCAATGTAGATATATCAGTATCAGTATTGAAAGAAATTGATTGAAAATTACTATCTTTCAAAAGTAATCTATTTCCTCCTTCAATTGAAGAGTCTGTTGCTTTTTTATTTTCTAATAAAAACAAATCGTAGTTATTTATTGTTTTATTGCCCGACATTAAACTATCTTTTCTTAAAGAAGAATAAGGCAGTAAATCTCCAACTACATACATGAATAGTCTACTGGCCGATTGGTCTATATCTGTAAATTTACTATTATAAAATATTAGTCCTCCATCTCCTCCAGAATTTCTAAGTGGTAGGTTATTATATTCATTTTGATGAATCAAAGAAGTCGCTATATTATATCCAAAAGGACTACCTATTCCTCTATAATCTAAAGGAAGAGTTCTATAAGAAGAGTCTGTTTGACCAAATGATATGATATTAGAACTTAGATTCGGTTTAAATTGATAAGATTGATATAGATAATTTAACGCACTATTATTAATGTAAAATTTAGTAATTTGTTTGTTAGATGCTTTAACTATTGGTAAGTTTAAATTAAATTTACCAAAACTACTACTTACGGGTTTATAATACATTTGTCCGTATTTAGAATTATAATCTCCGCTTCCAACCGTATTTTCTACATTAAATGGAACTAACCCATCGCTAGTATAATTTAAATGTGGGTGAATTAATATTTTTCCTCCCCATAAGTGCGCCCCATTAATTACTGCTAAATCAGTAATTACTTTATTAGAAGAAAAAATTTCATCTCCAATACCATAATTATAAATTGTTCTATCTAAAAATATTTTAACTATCACAGAAGAAGTAGTGAAACTATGAATTGATAATATTTTGCCTATAAATGTTTTAGAAGAACCTACATATAATGCCTCTCCTACCTTTAAAGTATATGCAGAAGAATTAGTTAAATGAAGTAAACATGGAGGAGAGCCACCAATATAACTTATTGTTCCATGCGAAGTAAATGTTTGTTCATCAGTATAATCATAATATTCTACTTTTCTTCCTAAAGTAACTGGAACATATGGGGCTAATTCAATAACATTGACATTATTTTTTTGAGAAATAGAAACAATTTCAAAATCAATTAAAGCATTTACAGTATCAAAATCCGAATCAGCACTTCCACCAAATTCATCAGTCAATTTCGCTTGGAAAGAAAAATCTTCACTAATTGAATTTGGGTGAGTTATTGAGTAGCCTATTGCCTTTGGATGAGTGTTACTACTGCTTCCTGTTAGCGAATTACCTTCCGAACCATCAACAGAAGATATTTCATTTCCTGCCGTAAAGAAAACTCCTTTATTTGCTGAACCTGTTAAAGAAGTGGTAGTAGCATTAGCCAGCGAACTAGAGCCTAGAGCCTTTGTAAATACATAGTTCTTTTCTGTTTCAACATAAATTGCTTCGCTATTTGCTTCTGTAATTGCAGGAGTAAAAGTTAAAATTATCGGGTCAGCAGAAACAGCAGTCACCTTTCCAATATATCCATTAGCAGTAAATAAGTTATCTCCTACGGCTGGAAGAATATCAAAATTACTTCCACTAGCACCTGTTGCTAAAGTAGTTGCCCCTAATGCAATACTATATGTGCTAGAGGATTTGATATTCCCTAATTTGTTATATGGACTATTGCTAGAATAAACAATATCTTCACTAAACAAACTATTAAGATTCACAATTGGAGAAATCAATTTATTGAATTTATCTCTTCCTTTAATTTCAAAAACAGTTTGGCCATTCTCTTTCTTACTTGAAATGTTTTCAATCTCACCATTAAACCGTTCTACATGAATTAAAAATTGTCCTAAAGCGTATCTTAATGGGTCATCATAATATGAATCTCCATCAAAAGCCAAAGTAATCATTTTTCTTTTTGCATCTACGGCAGAAACCGTAGCAAACAATTCTGTCATATTAAGCGAAGAAAAAGAAACGCTTAATTTAGAATATCTGTTATCTATAAGGTCAAAATCAACCATTAATGTTTTATCTGTAAAATTGTAACACCTTCTATAAACAATTGCTTCAGAAGTAGGAGTATAATATCCCGAAGTTAAAATAGACTCAGTTTCTAAACGGCTTCTATTTCTCATTGTAATTGTTTGCGAAAAACCACTAAACGAACCAATTGTTTGAACAATGTAAATTCGGCTATCAATTTTTAATTCATCTCCAACATTAATGAAACCATCTAAATCAAAAGTAGTATCAAAAGTAAATACATGAGAACCTGCGTCACTACTAAATGTTGCTTCAAGTGCAAACCAATCATCTATGTTTGCTCTATGAACAATATGTCTAACTTTGTAGTCTGTGAATTCAGTAATTTTCTTTTGTAGAATTCTTGAGGTATCTACAATCTTAGTTTCCGAAAATCCACCTCTTCCATTAACTGAATCATAAGTTTGATGTGTATATACCCCATAGGTAAAGTTAGCCCTAAGAGGAGAATAATCGTAGTGCAAATATCTTTGTTCTCCAGTATAAACTCTTGTTGTAATGTCATCATCGGAATCTCTTCTAGCATTCGGTAGAAACTGATTGTAGTCTGTTCTATCTGCGACCATTGTTCCGCCTTCATTTAGAGTGATATTTCCTCCACTTTCTACATCTATTGTTCTTAGTGTATCAGTTAAAGTAACTCTTAAAGAATATTTACTATAATCTACAATTGTTTGGCCAAAGTCTTGAACTGTTCTAAAAGTATCTACATCTTTTGTATTATCAAGAGTGTAACTGTTAGCAGTTCCATCTTCTCTCATAACATAATACTTAGTATTATGATTAAGTTCTCCTTCTTTATCCAATCCATCATAAAAATAAAACAATGGCCTAGAACATGACATTCTATATCTTAGATGCGCCCTAGTAGAATCTTGAAGTATTCCTAATGAAATAGCAACTACATCTGTTGCTTTACTTGGCCCTTTAAAAATAATAAACTTAGTATTTTTTGGAATTTCATTTCCGAGTTTAGGTTCAAATTCAAAAGCATCTCCTTCTTCATCTTCTGTGATTATTTCCTTAATTCTAGCAAAGTGATGCTGATAATCGTCATCCGAATAAACTAAAACAAAATAATCGTATGTTTCAAAGTCAATAGTTGATGGATTAAACTGAATTCCTTCTCCAGTTAAGGCATCATAACATTTAATTCTAAATCCTTTGGTGTTAGTAAGATTTGAATATTCTGTAACAGAACCACCAAATCCTTCAACTGTAAAAGAAACATCTCCATTAGGAACAACTGCCGTATATATTCTATTTCCATCTGTAACGGAAGTAGAGTAAAATTGAGGATTGGTAGGTGCTTCATATCTTGAAGGAGTAACAGATAATGTCATTACAAATCAACCTCCTCAAACCGAAGATAAAGAAGAGTATTATCATAATTTGGAAGAAGATTATTTCTTCCTGCGAATTGGTCTTTTGTATAATTTAATATGGCCATTTCATGCATTTCTCCCATGAATTGCTTATTTGTAATTGCTGATTCACTCCCATTCGCCCCTTGACCATTAGCCCCAATATAGAAATCTTCTCTCGCAAAAGTAAAGGTATCTGTTTGGGAATGAGTAGCAGTCTTGACGAGTAGGCCATTAAAATAAATATTCAAGGTCTTATAAGTATCACTCCAAGAACAGGCAATATGAAATAAATTGTTGATGTAGAGAGGGTCTTGTGCATCATAAACATATACAGTTCCAGTTGAAGAAGTATCTACATTAGCCGACATGGTGAGGTCTGTGGCCGAATCTACTGAAACAATTTTTCCCATGCTCAAATAATCCCACCCATTGCGATAAAATAATTCTAAACCAGCGTAGAAATCACTAGTGCTTGACACCACAAGAGTTGAGCCACTTACTGATGTAACTGTTTGACCCGAACTATCATATTTAATTTTACCATCTTGATTGAAACCAGCCACTCCACTATAAGTATAGTTTCTAGTAATGTTGGAACTAATGACAGTATCACTATCAATAATTTCTGTTGTGCTTCCTAATCTTATTCTAACTCTAATCTTGTATTCTGCTGGCTGATTTTCATTGTGTAGCGAAGTATTTACTAGGCTAATTTGAAAATCACTACTGTAAAAAATCATCATTTCATGAGTCAAGCGATTCGCTCTTGATAGATATAGTTCGCTTTCATAGTTTCCTTCATTTCCAGCATCGTAGACAGATTGGCCTAATGCTGGCATAATTTTCTTTGAAGCAGTAATAGTTGGAGGAGTTCTTGAGGCATCATATGTTCCATAGCCATTAATATCATATGGAGTAATTACACTTTCAAAAGTAAAATCTCCTTCATGAACCCAAATTCCATATGCCGCTTCATCGCTAGTAATAGATGGAGAATTAGCATCGGGAATATTGGCACTATAATCAATAGTTGCGAATCCATTACACATTACAGGAAATACGAGAGAACGCTGATTTCCTGTAAAGATTGAATACATTTAGCCACCTCAAGGAACAACAGTCGCCACAACAAACTCCATACTAAAAGAAAGTTCCACTGTATCTGCCGCAAAGTCTACACTAAAAGAACGAATATATCCTTTCAATCCAGTAGCAGTTGTTGTATCGGGAAAGCCAAATGAAATAGGAACATATTTGTTATCTTTATCATTGCTACTTCCTCTCGCTCTAAAAGTAAAAGGAATAAGAGGAGTATCTGCTTCACTTGTTGATGTTGGTTTTAAAGTATTAACCCCACTTCTATAAGCATAGTTAGAATCAACATAAGAAGGAATTAAAACCACTAATTCATCCAATGCTTGATTTACTGCCGCACCTGTTGAATCAACTCCCGAAGCAATTAATTGTGCAATTTCATGTGCAGTAAAAGTTCTTGATTCGGAATCAGTATGGCTTCTTTTTAGAGGAGTAGCGTTAATAAATCCACTAATTGAAACTCTTTTACTTGACATACCTAAATCTAAAGCCAATGTAACTGATTCTCCAGTAGTTAAACCACTTAAAGGAATAGGGAAATCGGGGATTGTTTTATCTGTTGAAATGCTAACAGAATTCGCTCTTAATGGAATTGTATCTAATTGTAAATCAGTTCCATCAAAAGATTTCAATTTTAAATAAACATAGAATTCTCGCATTTAATCACGCACCTAATGTTCTAGAAGAAGTAGTTCTGTTAATCTTACCGTTAATCATTTGTCCTATTTTATCAGCGACTCTTCTTAATTCCGCATCCGAAGTATCTCTAGCATTAATTGTAATGTTGAAAGTATTTCCACCAACCATATTCTTTGATTGAGTATTTGTCATAACTTTAGTTCCTCTCGGTAAAGCGGCAATTTCAGGGCCACGCTCACCAACAATCTGTAAAGGAGAAGTAACTGTTCCTCCGTCAGCATGGAAGCCCAAAAATCCTGCAAATTTCTTAGCGACATAATATCCAATAGCGGCCGCAATTACTGCCGCCCATGCGCCCGAAACAATAAACATAACGACTCCAAGAATAGCCGCAATAGTAGTAGCGATTTTGTTCACCAAAGACCCTGTTTTACTGAAAAAATTACCCAAAAAGGTAAGTAATCTTGCGCCCGTTTCCATAAGTAGGCCACCAAGCAAAACTAATCCAGCAGTCAAGGCAGTTATTACAAGACCTCCAGCAAAAATAAGTAATCCACCAGCAATTGTTAATAAACTATCAATTAAAGAAACTAAATCGCCATCTCCAAAGAAAGCATTCCAAACTCCTTTTAATCCTTCCCAAACCATATTTAATCCAGCGAGAGCAATCATCCCAACTTGCTTTATTGCTTCCCATGCGGCCATCACGCTTTCTTTGATTTGTGGCCAAAATCCTTTGAATAGCATATACAAAAGAACTACTATACCAACGGCTCTAAAGACTACACCTGTAAATAGAATTGCCGCCCGTATGACATATTTTTTTGTTAAATTTATAATCTTTCCCCAATCAGTATTTTTTATTCCTTCATAGAATTTAACTGCCGCTTTTTTCATATTCTGTAAACTTAGAGGTTCTTCTCTTTTTCTTATTCCAGTAATCATTCCGCCTACTTCTAATGCTCTTTTTCTTCTAAGTGTTTTTTCAGCCTTTTGGCGACCAATCATTTGCCTTTCTGCGGCATCGGGGGTCATGTAATATTGTCTACCTCTACGATTAAATGCGGCACTAGTGCTTCTACCATAGTAAGTTTCTTGAGCAGTTTGTGCCGCCCGTATTTGAGAACCCATTTTATCAAAATCTTTAAAACCCATAGTCATAGTTCTACCAAACAAAGATTTTATTTTACTAGTTTTTTCTATTCCTTTTCTAACTCTTCCAACAGCAATATCTATTGATTCTAAACTTGAAGCAGTTGCGTTCATCGCACGAAAGAAACCTTTTGGTAAGAAACCATATGAAAATCGTTTGAACTTACCCATTTTTCCATCAACCGCAGTTAATGTAGCAATTGTTTTTCCTAAACGAGTATTATATTCTTCTGCTTTTTCATTTCTTCTTTTCGCAATTCTTTCTTGAGCAGTTAATTCTTTTGAGGTTTCTTTTACGGCATTTGAATATCCTTTTTGTAAATCTATTAATTCTCTTAATGTATTTACAATATCTTGATTCGTTGCCATTTATTCTCACCTCTTTAAACTCTTAGTGGCTTTTTCAATTTCTTCTGCCTTTAATTCTTCAAATATCTTATGAATGCTTAACATACTTAGAACCAAATCGGCTGGCATCTCATACACTTGCAGGGGGCTTATCCCTAAAGCCTTTGCTAATGTATATACAATTATGAGGGAAACAGTAGAAGGTTCGGCTTTACCTCCTTTAATTGCCGCCCTCAATTTTCGTTTTTTTCCTCATCCTCGCTAAAAGCATCAAATGGATTAGGTAAAATTTCCTTTAGTTGATTTCCAACATAAGGACTCAAACGGAGAATATCAAGGGTTGAAAGCATTGGTTCAGTCTTTACAACAAAGTTTTCAACCATAAAACGATACATTGCATTTAGGTCAAGGTCAAAGTTTTGACTCTTAGCATCAATCTTCATCATGCTATTCATGGCTTTATCAACTTCTAACCATGTAGGTTCTTTGACCCAAACCTTAAGGTATTCGTCTATGTCTTCGGCCACTTTAATAAAGTGACACTTAGGCTCATTTAGTGCAAATAGCACACTCTTATCAGTTACAACTTTTTTTTCCATATTTCCACCTCAAAAACCAACAAACAAACAAACGGTGTTGGTGGAATATTATTCGTTAGATTGTTCTTCAACAACCTCCTTTTTTGGCTTTCGCCCTTTCTTTTTAGGAACTGGAGTAGGTGTTTCTACTACGATTGTCTGTAGCATTATTTTTTCTCTACGACTAGGCAAAGAATCACCCCTGTAAAATCCAATGGGTTGTTACTGAGCAACTTTCTAAGTTTCTTGGCATAATTGTTGTTTCTACGACAACTGGCCCTTTATCATCGGGTAATGGGAAATTATTAGCAGAAACCATGTAATCTTTAAACTTTAATGTAAATGATTCACCATTTGCTTTAGAAAAGTTAAGTTCAACCATTTGGCCATCCGTTTCCGAAGTATTCTCATCTTGATTCAATAATTCTTGATAAAGTCTATCATCAGTCACATGACCTGTAAATTGTAGTTCATAAGTTCGTTGTGCTGGAATTGCTTCTTGAATTGATTTATTTCCAACGCCAATAAATCTTCTTTCTGTTAGAGAATTATTCATAGTTAAAGTAATTGAATTAATCTTTAGGAATTGAACACCAAATACTTTCAAGTAGCCACTTGAGAAAAAGAAAGGTTCTCTAAATTTAGATTCGGAATCATAATTAAAGAAAGCAGTTTCATCAGTAACTCCTCTTCTAGCATCATATACTTCATCGCTTTCAAGATTATGGATTGTGCGAGTAGACAAATCCATAGTCATTTTAATTTCTTCATTTTCATTAGCAGTAATTGTCATAGTATTAACTCTATTACCTCTAGCAATCGTTACGAAATTTGTATCTTCGTAAGTAGTAGTCGTAGTTCTATAAGTATCACTTGAAGGTAATTTGCTGAATACTTGTTCAAGAGAGAAAGATGGGAGAAGTTCTCCGTTTTGTTCTGCAAAAGTATAGGTGATTTCATTATCAATTTCTCCACTAGCAATAATCGGAAGAGTTAATTTATCCATATTAGCGTAATTATCTAAGTGTTTAGCAATTGGAGGACAAAGTTTATCTCCGACAGAACGATAGAAGATTGGCCCTGTTTCTGTAACTGAACCATAATCAATGTAAGTTGCGCCCGAAGAAGCGGCAGTAAAGTTGTCAGTAGTTGCTTCAACAGAAGTAGTTGCGCTAACTCCTGTGCATCGGCCAAAGAAATAATAGAGCCAAGCGGCATGATTAGAAACTAAATTAATACTTCCACCGCTAGCGGTTTCAATTCCTTTATATTGATAAGTCCAATTTCTAGAACCTCCAAGAGCAAGATTAACCTGTTTCATTTCAACTTCTGTTGTTGGGAAAGTAATGCTTTCTACCAAACCAAGCCATTCATCGGAAAGAAGTCTTTTTGCAGTATCAGTTGGTGCAGGAACAGGTGCGCCATATTGAGTAATAACGAAGTAATCTCCCGAAGCAGGAGTAAGTGCAGGACTAAAAGTAATCGTAGTATCAGTATTTGAAGTAATTCTAGCGCAATCTTGGAAAGAAGCAGGAGTTGCTGATTCGTTTCCTGCGACTGTTCTTACTAGAGATAAATTGGTTGAATCGCTTGTGGTTGTAGCGGCAGAATTATTTCCACCATAAGTATTAGTAACAGTAACTACATTACCACTTCTCGTAGCAGAAATATTTGAAACCGCATTTACGGCAGTAGTAAAAAGTGCGGCAAATTCTTCTTTTGTAATTACACCAGCATTGGAAATATCTACTGAACTACTTGCATCAGCACCATGAGAAGGTTCGGAAATTGCACCTGTATCATCAAACCAAAATGCGTGTGTTGAAGCCGCCCCACCATCACTAGGGAGAATAGTGAATACTAAATAGTCAGCCGAATAGTCAGTCTTAGTATCGCTATTGAAAGTAACAGTTGTAACTTCATCAGTATATGTATTTGAGCCAACTCCATATCGCTCAATAATACAACCAACATACAAATTATTTACAAGAGAAAAAACATTGCTAAATGAAGAGGCGGCTGTAATTTCGGTAAGAGAAGTTACTCCGTCAAAAGCACTTCCGCCATTAGTAGAAGGAAAGTAAATGTCATTTTCGGGAACAAATGTTATACTCGCCCCGCTTCCTAAAAATATATCTCCACAATCAGTCGTCATTTCTTTTCCCTCTTACATACAAACAAACTAAGGTATTGAAACTGCAAATCTTTTGGCTTCTACTGTAACCTTATAGCCAAAGAGTCTTTTCGCTCGGTCATTTGATTCGCTTCTGTTTCCTACAAACAATTGACTGAAACACGAACCATCACTTGCGGTATAGCCCCTCCTACTACGCTCAAGCGCATGACGGGCTATCAAGTATAAAACTCTTAACCTATCTTTTCCAAAATCACCATCTTCTCCAGCCCTTTCATCTTGAATCGTGCGAATGTGCATAGTAAAAGAATAACTCTCATTGCGTATATCATATCCAACAGTAGGGTAATCAATTGTTTGGCTATCTTCAAAGAATATAATCACATCTTTTGAAGAAAGGTCATAGCGAACTCCACGACCTCTTTCTAGAGTTCTTACATCTACAAAATTAGGAGTTGTAATATGGTCAGCAGTAATTACTCCTTCGGAAAGTAAAGTTGTTGCTGAACTAGACCAATTAGTAGAAATTAAATCAATAAGGAGGCTAACTTCATCCATTTGAAAAAACCCCCAATAATTTCTTTTCTACATCTTTTAGAACTTCATTAGCGTAATGGTCTGCAATATTTTGAAGTATTTCATTTTCTGTAAAACTCACATCTTGTCCTAGTATTGCTGAAAGTTCTATCATTGCTTTTTGTCTTTCAGTATGAATCTCTATTAATTCTTGTATCTTAGAAACATCTATTCCTTTAATTTGTTTTATTGTTTCTAAAAGTTCTTGTGACATATCAATCAATCAAGAAAACCATATCCGATGCGCCTGTTAATATATCCATAGCCTCTTTTCTAAGTATGTCATATTTTTCCTTTGTAGAAATATTTGCCCCTGTTTCAGCAATTAAAATTGTTTGGTCATCGTGCCTTAGAATTTCTGCCGCAACTAGTTTTGTTGTTGCTTCATGAATAGCCGCAGGAACTCTAGCATCTCCAGCCACATAAGTAACAATAATTGAATTGTTTGTATGATAAGGATAATCTCTCAAGAAGAATAATTTGCCTTCATCTCCAATCGCCCAAAATGAACCTAATCTTTTCATATCCTGCTTATCAGTAAATTGTTCTACTGTGGCAATAGTAGGAATGCTCAAGTTAGTAGCAGTAAAAGTAAGTGTTTCATCTGTTCCATCAGCAGTAGCAATCTTACTCAAAACAACTGTTGTTGAATCAGTAATACTTGAGATAGTAGTGTTGCTATCAATTCCTGTTCCAGTAACAACCATACCGACAACTAGTTTTGATGAATCGGCAACTGTGAGATTAACACTAGCATTTGTCGTAGTGCAGGTTTGTTGAGTAGAGATAATGATATTACAATCCGAACCATCTTCTCCCATTAACAATGAAGAAATTTGTATCTTCGTAGAATCGTCATCATCGGAATAAGCATAAAAGAAATCGGATATATTTTTGGTTGTATTTGGGCTATCTCCACTAATACTCTTTGGTTGAGTAGCCCCTGTGAATTGAGAGGTTTGGGATGGAAATACTTCATTAACACAATATTCTATTTCCTTTGCCGCAGTTTTCTTTCCTAAAGAAACATCAAATTCATTTACACCTATGCTAGCAGTATCGGCAACTAATGTAAAAGTTGCTCCCGAATCGGGAAGTTGTAATTTGATTTGGTAAATGTCTCTAAAGTTATCAAGTAATTTAATTGAAGCATGAGCAGAAGCGATTTCTTTATATGAATCTCCCTGCCAAATTCTAAGAGAAATAATTTTAGTCACTTTCATTGTAGTAAGTTGAACAAAACCCAAGTAGCCACCGTAGTATGCTTTAACAGGAGGTCTACTGATTTCAAAATCATGAACTTCATTTTTATAGATAATAGGCCGATATGAACGCTTTGCTTTATCATCAACTGTTCCCTCCACTCGCTTAATAATTGCACCGACTTGTTCAGCAGTTGGATTAGTAGATGCGCTAAAATCGGGAATTTGTAAAAGGTCAGCAACGGCATAAATATCTGTGTAATAGCCAAAGCCCGAAGAATAATTTACACCATTTACAGTTTTGGTGTAGTCGCTAGGTGATGATGATATTGCCATTTTCATCCCCCAATTTCATTCTTTAAACGATTAATTTTGTTTACCATGTTTCTAAGTCCATCGGCAATTTCGCTATCATATGACCTTTTCATTCTTCCTTTTTGGCCTGTTCTAGAATACTTAGATGGATTTATGTCAATTTTTCCTATACTATCAACAATAACTTCGTAATAAATTGGCAAACCTTTTGTTTTTACTTCTGCAATAAAAGTCAAAAAACTTGAAAGTTCTTGAAAGGGATTTCTTGAAATATATTTTTCTTGAGTAGTATATTTTTCGTAGGGCTGTTTCTTTTTATCTTTTTCTTCCCTATACATTAATTGTAAAGCACTAATATTTCTATCTTTGAGGTATTTCTCAAGAGAAGACAATAGCGATTTAGTTTTTTCTAATTTATTTTTTATTTCTTCTCTTTCTCTTACTATGTAATTAAGTATTTTAGTAAGTTCTTTTACTTCGGAAAATTCTTCAATAAGTTTGTCATATCTTCTTAATGTTTCTTCATCCGAAAATCCTATTTTTTTTGCTGAATTAGATGTTTTTTGCTGAGAAGCAATCCTTTCTCTTAGATTCTCTCTTTGTTCCTTTAACTCATTTATATTTGATTTATATTCCATTACTCTATCTCTCATAGGTTTATTTTTATTTACAATATTCTTTTGTGTTTTATTGAGCAATTTAAGATTTTCTTCATAAATAGTAATGTCTTCTTTTAAATACCCAATGTCTTCTTCTACAATGGGAAGTAAATCTTCTTCCTCCATTAGTGTGTAAGTTTCATAATCTATATCTTCTATTACTTCTTTTCCTCCGCTAACTTTAGTAATACTAGTCTTAATATCTAAATTAACTTTTCCAGTTGCCACAATTAACGGGTCATCTAAATAAGGTTTTAAGGCTGATTGAAATTTTTCCATGTTATCTGTTATGAATTTATTAACATCTTCTTCAATCCAATCAGTAATGTTAGTTGAACGGCTTTGTTCGTTGAATATTAAACGATATGGCTTATCATCTATTGAAATAATATCTTCATCTATTTTTTGTGTTTTGATTCGTTCTAATATTTCTTCATACTCTTTAGTTTTAAGAGTTCTTTTGCCAATTTCTTTATACAATAGTTTTTTTATTTTTTTACCATCTTTATCAATTTCTATAAATGCGTGGTCGCCATTTTCGTCTAATTCAGGAGTTAATTCTACTAATGTTCCTTTAGGTAGAAGTTTACCATCTTTTAAAATTTCAGCCAAGTCAAGATTAAATTTTATTGTTTCCTTTCCTTTAGATACAACATACGGGTCTTTTTTTCTCGCTTCTGTAAAACCTGCATTGTAAATACCATATTTTTCTAAGGCTTTTTCTTTAACATCTCTAACGGTAGAATGGTCAGAAAAGCCAATTGTAATATTGTGTATTTCTTCATTTTTAGGGTTTGTTGTTGTTATTATAAAAGAAGACTTATCATCTTTTATTCTTTGTTTAAAAACAAAATCTAATTCAACAGTCTGTCCTTTAATTTCTTCAAAGAAATCTATCATTGGTAGTCCTTCTAGTTTTCTACCCAATTCATATGCGCCAGCACCACTAATCATATTAATAGTGTTGCCTTCTAATAAATCTTTAAGTTTTTTATTTTCAATTTGTTCTTTTCGTTCTTGAACTCTTTCTGCCAAATTACCATATTTTTTTTGTGGTAATTGACTGATTACATCATCTAGTGACATTTCAAGAATTTCGTTTAGCATTTTTTCAAATTCTATATACATTTTTTCCATATCTTCTTCGGGATAATTTTCATAATCACTATCATCAAACTTTCTTTCGGCTTCATTAAGATTTGGTATGAATGTTCTAGATTCTTCTGTTCCCATAATATAGCCCAACATTTCGGCTTTTAAAAGAGCCTTTGCATCGCTCATATCTATTTTACGATTATTCCAAAAGATTTGAACTGCCATTCAAATCTCCTCACATTAACCACTTAGCCCAAGCCGCCCCTTTTTGTGCAACATTCATTAATCCCAAACCACTCTTAGGAGGCTCATAACTCATTTGTCCTGTTTGTGGGTCAATCCAATATGGTCTTCCATATCCATCTTGTCCTGCTGGTGGAACTGGATAGCCACTTCCGTTTTGAGTAGCATTAAATCCTTGAGCATACATTTGTTGGCTTTGACCATATGCACCTTGAGCAACTTGAACTCCCTGCATTCCTGCTGGATTACCAAAGCCTTGTGATTCAAGGTATTGAGATTTAGCCATCTTTCGTTGATTAATAATTTCTGCATTTAATGCCGCACTTAGAATCTTTTGAATATCCAAATCAATATTCTCTTGAGTAATTCTTTCATATTCTCTTAAAGAATCAGCATTAACCTTTATGTTTCCACCGTCTTGAATAAATGCTAGTTTTGCTAACATTTGTGAAACTACTCTTTCAGTAACATCTTCCATCATTTTTTCTAATGCGCCCAAAAACGATTCACCATGATATTGAAGAAATTCTTCAACATGATTATCTTGAAGCGACAAGAGGTTATTCACCGTCTTAAATGTCGCATCATTCTGTGCCGTCATTGCTGAATTCAATGTATTCGTGCTTACTCCCATTTGCCTCAACTCCTTTGTGTATCATCAAGTAGTTTAATTGTTCTGTTAAAATATTAATTTCATTAACGATTCTATGCGCTTCTTGTGTGGCCGACTCCGTTGTAGAAATGCTCGGTGGCTTGATTATCCATCCTGTCGCAGTTAGAGCCATAACATCTGCTTTGTTAAGGTTATTGATTGGGCCACTTTTTAGAACCTTTGGCATTTTAGGTTTAAACGCAGTAAATTCTAACCCATTTTCTTCTGCAAGTATTTGTTGTTCAAGCATTTCCATTTGCATAAATGTGCTAGCGTGTTTAGGACAATATGTTCCTTTCATCGGTCTACCTTTTGTAACTTCTGTTAATGGAATAGGCGGTCTTAATGTATCTCCAGCCTCCCAAAAATGTTGAGTTCCGCAAACAATACATCTGTCTTTTAAATTAAACTTTTTACCATATTTAAAGAAAAGAAACTTTTTCTTTTCGGGAAGAAGAACTTTTTTAATTTCCTTAAGTTTTTTCTTTGGCTTTTGCTCATCGTAAATATACTCTTCAATAATACCTGCACTTCTCGCTCTAGGTAATTTTGGTAAAAAAGCATTCATTACATTTGCCCCTTGTGGATTTTGAAAACCCATTGGTTGTTGTTGCATTCCTATAATGTTTGGTTGTTGATACATTTAATCACTCCTCTATATCATCATATAAACTCAATTGTTCTTTATGTTGTCTTTTGTAGTGGCGTTCTTCAATAGGTTTGACTTTTTTAACTTTTAAATTTTGAGTATTCCAAATACATCCCGAATCCATATCCCATCCACCAAATTCTTCCATAACAGGATTATCGCTACCATATTTTTCAACCCAATTATTATAGTTTAATAATTCTACTCCATCATAGTAAAAAGCAACACTATCCCATTGGTTTCTGCGTTTTCCACGATTCCATCTGCTATAAAAAGCATTAGCATCTTCTAAGTTTTTAATTTGTAAAATGTTTAATTCGGAAGTATCTAAGTATAACATATATTGATATGATTCTAACCAGCCATAATCTAACATATTTCCTCTCATCCAGCCACTTCCTAAACTAAATGAATACCATAGTCCATTGGGTTTGAATGAAACTTCTTGTGGAACTTTTTCTATTTTTATTTTATCCTTATCACTCAAAGCAATTCTTTCAAGAGCCTTAAGAATATCTTTCCACATAATAATCAGTAATCCTTTATCATTGTAATAATTCCTCTATACACCATTTCGGGGTCAGATTTTGCTGAAACAATATATTTGAAACAGGGTATTCCCTTCTCGTTCAACTTCCTCATTCCATACTTAAACGGTTCAAATATTTCATGTTTTTCAATAGGCTCATCGTTATCATATTTCTTTCCCCAAATATCATATTTATTAGCCCAAATACCTATGGCTAAAGGATAGTCTTCTTCTTTCTTTTTCTTTCCAGTAGGCCACATTGATGAGCAAACAGTATCTACAAGAAACTTCCATGCTACTTGATGGTCAAGATTTGAAGAATTATCTAAGTGCCTATGGTCTATCATGAAAATAATATATTTTGGCTTTCTTAATTGCATATCTTTAACCCATTCTTTCCAATAGATTGCTTCTCCTCCTAAATCAGCACTCTTAATGGTATTTGTTTGGCCATCAATTTTTATTGACTTTCTTGATGCTCTATGTAGCCCAACCGTTCTTTCGTTTATTTGTTGAACTTCTCCTCTCGTAGTAAGTTGATGAGCCAAAGTAGTTTTGCCAACCATTGTCGCCCCATAGACTCCGAAGTTAATTGCGTGTAGTTTTTTGTAAACAGAGAAGACCGCTTCTGTTATTACAACGGCAAAGCCTGTTAGTAGCGACACCCTAATGCCCCCAAAAGGACTTTACAGACTCAATCAACCAACCCATGATATTTAAATCAAATACTCCCATGATGTTACCAATCAATAAAGCCGACAATGTAGCACAACTGCCCCAAAACCATGCTCTCATTTTCAAAAAGAAAATGTCAGCAGAATGCGCTCTGCTTTGGTTATACATGAAGTCAGTATCGGTCATACCTAGTATGTCGCCTAGCATTCATAACCCTCATTGTAGCCCAATCAAAAATTCATTTCCAACTGAATTGGAATCTTCTTGACTTAGCATTTGAGGTTGTTGGAATGGAGAAGAACCGAAGTTGTTAGAGTATTGCTTTGCGCTTTCTACTAATTTAGTTCGCTGTTCAGCATCTCTAGCCTTTCTAGCCCAATATGCTGAAATCTTTCTATCAAGAAGCCATAGTTCAATTTTATCATTGAGAGCCAAATCAAAGACGGCTTTCATGACCATAATAGAACCAATTGTTCCTAGCCCAAAGAGAACAGAATGCGTCATCGGCCCATAAGGAAATCCTGTTCCGTATTGAGCATAAAAGAATACATTCGCTCCGCTAAGTGTTCCAACAAAAAGAATAGTCATAACTAGTCTAGTATCGTGATTCAATGCCGCCATAATAACGCCTCAAGCAAACTCAATAGAGACTGCTGAATCTCCACCTGCCGCAACTTCTTCAAAGTAAATTCCATTGTCGCAAATAACACCATGCATATCAAACTCAATTGTTTGACCTGCGGCAATATTTAGCCTAGCAATTTCTTTTCCACTTGATGAAGTGCCATCGTAGATTTTAATTGTAACGGGTGTAGTTCCGCCAACTTCACAAGCATGAACACTAACCAATAATGCTCTACCCTTTGTGACAACTGCACTCGCAGTCAATACTCCACTTGTTCTACAACCACCAGCAAACCCCATACTAAGTTCCCCTGTTTATGTCCTTATGTGTTCACCTATTTAATTCAATTCCAAAATCTATGGCTGAAAGATTACTCTTTCTTTGCCTTAGACTTCTTAGCAGGTGTTGCTTTAGGAACAGAAATTGGCTTAGACTTCTTTGGAATGAATAAAGCAATCGCATCCTTTGGGGAAAGAATTTCTTCTTCCACTTGTCTGTTAATTAAAGCAATGCGAGCCTCGTTCAATCCCTTGAAGAATGCTTCATCTTCTGCGGTGAAGGAGAAAAGAAGGTCGTTATGACTCAAAGCAGAAATAGCCCAATCATTAGGAACTTCTACTCTTTCCCCCTTCACCACAGAAACTTCTGTAAAGCGAATATTGCACTTGAATCTTCTTAATGGTGATGATTCAGAGATTTCCATGTAAGCCAAAAAAATCCCTCAAACCAAACCGTCGCCAATAGCCATCCAATATCCGTCTAAATCAGGGTCAGTAACAATCGTAACATTCCCGCTAGAAAGAGGGAAAGTTTCATTGATTTGAGCCGTTAGAGGTAGGCTACTACCGATAGGAATGAAGAAATCTACTGTTTTTAGACCAGTAGCAACTTCTCCGCCAGTATCACTTACGCCATTGGTGAAACTTCCAAAGACAATTCGCTTATTACCAAACACGGTGTTTGAAGTAACTGTATATGAAAAAGCCACTTAAATCACCTCATTGAAGGTTCGTAATCTTGCCTTGACCCTTAAAGAATGAACAACCGACTTCACCAATGGTTCGGTAAAGTCCAGTATTACCTAGACGACCAACACCGAATGGGTTTCCGTTGGTAATACCATCCTCAAGATATTGAGTTGGCTTCATGACTGAAAGCCACAAATGGTCAGTATCAAGGAACAACATATCGGAAATACCAGTAACAGATGAATGTGTGGTTGAAGCCATGTCTTTGACTGGAATCAAAGGAATATCGTAGTAAGTTGAAACACGGAATCCAACTTCTTGACCCTTTACACCACGAACACCGTTCACAGTTGGAACAATTTCTTTTCTATCCATAAATCGCTCTTGTGCTTGAAGAAGGTCAGCCAATGCTTGAATAGTATCGTAACCAGTCAAAATAACCTTTGGTGAACCGCCTTCAATTCTCAAATCACGAATCATTGCGTTAAGACGAGTAAGTGTAAGACTTCGCACATCTGCCGCAACATATCCGTCACCGTAATCAACAGTAGCATCAAGGAAAGAAGCACTTGTTCTGTTTGAGCCGTAAATGTTGTTAATCAAATCGCCTTGTGCTTCGGAGTAAAGGTTGTCTGTATCAGCAATGTCAATTTCTGCGGTGGAAGTAACAACTTTGTAAAGTGAAGTGTAGTTATCTTCTAGAGTAGACAAAGCGGTAGGTTCACCGTAGAATTCCAAAGGCATAACCAACATCTTGTTTTGCATTTCAGCGTGATGCTTACCCATGTCTTCTCTCATTTGCGCTCTAATGTCACCAATACCATCATCAATTTTTGCCATTTCCAAAGCAATTTCGCTGAACTCAAATTGATGAGCAACAGTCTTTGGAGAAAGGTATAGTTGAGCATATGTTGGTGCAATGGCTTGAAGACCACCGCTACCAATGCTTTGATTTTCTGGCACACCACCAATCAAATCAGCCGAAGTTGCGGAAGCACCAATAGCACCCGATGTTCCAACTGAAAGTTGTGCGCTTGAACCACCAGCAGGTCGCTCACTTAGAACTCTCCAACCGCTTGAAGTGTATGGTCGCTTTGAGATAACTGAAAGTGCGTTGCATTCTCGGTTCAACATTGACCAAACTTTTTGGCCATAAACTTGATTGTAAAGGTTAGCCAAATAACCTGTTGGTGCGGTTTGCGCTCCATCGTGGGGAGTATGTAGCCCACTTAGTCCGCCAGCCGCTTTCAACAAATCGTTTCCAGCATATCCTGCCATGTTCAGTCCGTAACTTTGTGCTTCTAAATCTGCAATTGTGTTAATGTATCCCATAATATCACCTCAATAATTTCCTCCAACCAAGCGGTGAACATCAGCCCAATCCATTGAGGCAATGTCATCCATTGATGGAATGTTTGCACGAACTGCTTCTTGAGCCTTTACAATGGCATCTTTTTCAGCAGTCAAAGATTTGCGGAGTTCACTAAATTCTTCTTTAAGAGAAGCAATTTCAGTTGCCGCATCATAGTTTTGCTTTGCGAGCATATCTTCTCGGCTTGAAAGTTCTTTTTCAAAGCGAGCCTCAAAAGACTTCTGCAATTGTGAGAAAGCCAACTTCTCAAGTTGTTCTGCTCGGAAAGCCTCGTAAGCCTTCTCAATGTTTCCATTTGTAAGGTTAAGAGTTGAAACTTCATCGTTGTTAAAAGCCTTAACAACTGGCATATCGCTACCTGTTGGGTTTCCGTTGTCAATCACAACACGGTCTGCTGGCTCACCGATTTCAACTCCAGCACCGTCTTCTGTTGGAACAAGAGACTTTGCTTCCTCATCGGAATATCCCATAGACTCTTCCTCTTCTTCGGGCATAGCCATGCTTTCCATTTCTTCGTTCATTTCTTCCTTACGCAAAGTGTTTACCTCTGCCATAAGTGCGTCTAGTTCTGCCAATGCTTTTTCCATTTTGCTCATTGTTTCACTTCCTTTTTCTTGTTTTAATATGTCAAACTTCGCTTCGGGGTTAATTCCTTTTTCGCATATAGTTACTTCGTGTAATTCTAGTTTACTAATCTCGTTATATTCACCTAATTCGGGATGAGATTTTTTCACCTTCTGTAACGCTTGTCCTCCTATGCTAAACGACCTTAACGACCCTTTGCGAATACCTCTATTTATTTCTTTTGCTTTTTCAATATCATCACGGAGTTTAATTACAACAAAGAAGCCCACATCGTCTACTTCTGTTTTCCATATCCTCCCCGTTTTATCTCTGTATGATTTTACTACTTCTCCAACTTGAACATTTGAGTGATTTGTCATTACATTTCTAAATCTATCTTTCTCCATAAATTTTTGAACTGCTTCGTTAAGTGCTTTTAGTGTAATCAAATCGTTTTGTTTGTCTACGATTTCAATACTCGCATATCCTCCAATCATTAGTTCATCGCTTTTCAGGATTTGAAATTCATCATTTCTCTCAGCCTTTAGCATAAGCGTCATGGCTTTCATCCTCCTCGTTCAACAATCTACTATTTAAGTTACACGGTTATTTTGGTATTTCGGCATTTGCATATTTATCTTCTCTTATATTCCATAAACCCTCATCCCCTTCTATTTTGGCAGGTTTTTGCTTATATCCAGTCCATGCTAACCACATTTTCTTATCTTTAACGGGAAGGTATCTAACATGAAACTTAGTTTGGAATTTATTTCCTTCTAAGAAATATTCATGATAGCCATTTCTTTGAATACCTAATTCCACTTCTCCCGAATCAATGACCTTATCTCTTTGTATAGTATCTGCAACTCTCGCTGGAAACTTACCTGCTTTTCCAAACAAATCAAAAATATCTACACTATCTTCAATATCAATAAACCAATTGATTTTTTCATCGCCTAAAGACATAACAACATTCAAGTTACCATCTTCACGGTCATAAATCTTAAAGTTGCCTTTTCTATATTCTTCGGGAGTTTTGTATTGTTTTAGAATTTCACCATTCAATTCATCTTCATCTTCCGAAAGAATTTTTGTTGGGTCGGCTTGGAATTTTTTATTTACAAATTGAATCCCATCATCTTTTCTAACTTTAAGCCACTTTACAAGTTCTTTTTTATCCGAGCCAACAGTATCTTCGTATAAAGAAGGAATTTGTTTCTTTAAGAATTCATCAATGTCTGCTAAATCTTTTTCACCATTTTCTTTAAGGAATTGGAATATAGCATTAAACATCTCACTATTTTTAGTTTTCATGATTTCAACTGCCGCCTCTTTCCAAACATTCAAATCAGCAATTGCATTTTTAGACATTAGATTATTTTGTTCAAAGCCATAGATAGTAAAACCATCTAATTCACCTTTCATAATAATGGTGGCCTCTCCGTGAATATGGTCAGTAATTCTAATTCCTTTTTCAAGTGCTTCTACATTATAGTTAAGCGACTTCTTTGTATCTTGAGCCAACATTTCCAAAGTAACAATCTTATCGGGATATTCTACTTCGGGAACTTCAATGACCTTTGCTGAATAAACAGTAAATCTATCCTCACTAGGTTTTACTTCATCTACCTTAACTCTTACAATGTCACCTACATCAACTTCAATTGAAGTATTGAGTGCCTTACCCACATCTAAGTATAGGATTCCATCAATTTCTTTAGTGAACTTATTTTCCTCATTTACTGGCCCTGCCCCTAGACTATAAGAGAATAAATTGGATTTTGTTTCCTTTTTATCAAGGACAATCAAATCTAGGTCTACAAACTTCTTCCACTTAATCCACTTTGGATTTTTCTTTGTGCCGATATAATAAGTAGAGGTTGCATCTTTAATGACAACTCCTTCTGCCGTAGGCATTTCCATAATCTCTTTAGCATACTCTTCAATATCTTTTAAGTTGTCAGCCATTCTAGTATCTTTCTTAGATGGGAAAGCCAAAGCATCAGTAGAGTCACCCGAATAATTATTGAACAAAATAGTAATTCTCTTTTCTAGTTCTTCATCTGCTAGATTCTGTTCTTCGTGTCTTAGAATATCAAATACTGAACATCTTAGTTTAGCATCGGGATATTTATTTTTGAAAACATGAGCAATAGTATCTGCTCTATGTAGGGCTTCATCTCCATCAAATAAAATAAGTTCAGCATCAAGAATACAATCTCCGAACTTCTTTGCACGAAGTTCTTTCACAATATCTTCACACTTATCAGTAATATCTTTTTCATTGTAAGAAAAGACTTTGATGTTATTATCAATCTTATGGAGTTGAACTCTCATACCATCGTATTTTTCTTGAACGACCCAATTACCACTAAAGCCTTTAAGTTCATTAATATCATCAATATCAAAAATGCGATACATTGGTTTATTTGGAATTATAAAATCACTTTCTGATTTTTCAGCCTTTTCAATATCTTTTAATGCTGAATAATCTTCTTTATCATATCTTGAGAAATAAAGAAGTTCCAACATATCTAAAGCCTGTTTAACTTCTTTTTCTACTTTCTTTGAATCTTTACCGTCACCATAATGCTCAATGATGTAAAGAGCAATATCTTCTTCCTGCAAATCAAGCCCTTGTAGTCCATCAGTTAAAGTGTCTTCTCCCATATCTTTTATCGCCCATACTTCTTTAGGCAAAGATTTAGAATCACTTCTCAAAGCATAGTGAACGAATTTAATCATGCTTTCGGGATTTCCTAAGAGTTCTTCTAATACATTTTCTTTAAATCTTCTAGCAAATGGGTCATCTACTAATTCCGAAGCATATCTTAGTTGCTTTATTCCTTGATATACTCTTCTAGCAGTTTGGCTTTGAGGATTATTTACTTCCTTATCCTCTAAGTCTTTTTCTTCAACGAAGTTTTTCATTTCTTTTCCAGCAGAATCATATTCATTATATGATTCTTCTATTAACTTAACTGCGCTTCTCCAGCGATTACCATATTCTTTTGGGTCTTCATTAGCAGAAAGATAGGCGACTCTAACCTTTTCAAATAGGCGAAGAATTTCAACCGAAGGTTGCTTATCTTTCTCAATGCTAGAGAGTTTCATGGAAATCACGAATTGTCTGTAACTTCTCCAGCCAATCCGTAGCCTTCATCTTTAGCAGTTTGATTTTGAATTTTTTCTGCTCGTAGATTCTTTGGCTTTGTGATTTTCACTTCTTGGCTATCATCTTCAACAGGAAGTCTTTCATGAATAGATTCCTCTTGTAGCATTTCTTTTGCTAGGCGAGCCTTTTCAATGGCTAGACTAATCATTCTTTCTTCTTTAGTTACTCTTTCAGGCATTTTACTCATACTCCTTAATCATCTTATGAATATCACTCCAATCCATTTTAGAAATATCTCCGCTAATGGTAGAAGAACCACCAATAGTTCTATTCATGCTTGGAGTTGGACTTTGGGTAACGACTAAGCCAGCCTTCATCAAAAGACTATCTTTAGCGTAAATTGTTTTTTCTAGACTCTCAACCTTATCAGCCAATGCCTTAACGATGGCTAACAGGTCTTCATTAATTGAATTATCTTCACTCATTTACTTCATCCTCCATTCTCTTAGGATAGACCATATCATAGAGTTGCCTAAACAACAATTCATACTCCTTACGAAGTTTGGTAGCGGTGGCTACAATATCAATATTCCGTTCATCCATTGATTTCATCTTCTTGTTGAGTTTCTTATCGGCTTTAACTAAATTTAGTTCGCTCATAATTTCAATAAGTTCTCCGAGTTTTGTAAAATCTTGACCGAAAAATTCAGTCGGTTCGGCTGATTGAAGTGTTTTCTTAAGTCGCTTTCTTTGTTTATCATCAAGAGAAGATAAAATATCAGCATCAGTCTCAACAATTTCTTCTTTTAGAACTTTCATCCAATCCATGTTTATTTCACTCCTTATATTTTTTAAATCCAATCTTTTTTGTTTCTGTTATCAACTGAGTTAATGTTTCTATTTCTTCATTGAGGTCTTTTGTTTTGCTATTTATTTCTCTAAAAATTCTATCTCTATTAACTAAGGAATCATTTATTTCCTCATCTATATCTTCTATGATTTCATTAATATCTGTTTTTGCTTCTTCGGATTCGCTATCTTCTGTTATTTCTTCTAAGAAATCCGAAACCTCTTCATATTCTTTTTCCAATTTAGAAAGTAATTTTATAATATCTTCAATGTGATTTCCAGATTCAATGTAGGCATCCTTTGCTTCTTTAACTTGTTTTATAAATTTATTCTTATCTATTTCTTCATCCTCTTTGGATTCAATAAATAATTCTCCTTTATTAGCATTAATTGAATCAACTAGATTTGCTATTCGTATGATTTCTTCTGCATTATCTACTAAAAAATCAATTTGTTCTTTGACTCTCTCAATGCGATTAAACTCCATCTTTTTACTTTCTTTAATATCTTTAAATTTTTGATTGATTTCATCTGTGTAATCTTGTAATTGTTCATCCACTAAATCATTCATAAATTTCCTATGTAAAATATCTAAATGCATATAATTAAAATTATACTCATCCAAAAAAAGTTGTAATTCATCAATTGATGACTCACTATCTCCCTTTTCTTTTAAAGCATTTTCTGTTGAACTAATTTGTTCTTTAGTAATTTTTATTTTGTCTAACAAATTTTCTTTCTCTTTTTTATTTTTTTGATTAATTTCATCTATTTGTTTTCTAAACTCTGCTAATTTTTTTTCTAATTGTTGGTCTTTGAGACTATATTCATTTGGTTTTCTATTTCCAACTGTTGATTCACTCCACTCTTGAAATACTTTTTTTGCATTCTGTATTTTATCTTCAATAGTTTTCAATTCTTTATTTCTTTCTTTCATAAAGGAATCATATTTATTTTTAGTTTCTACTAGCATTTTTTTGTAATTTTCAAGTCTTTTTTCTAATTCATTCTTTTCTGTGGAATTAAAAGGTGTATCTTTATTTTCTTTTGCTTCAATGCGAGATTTAATCTGTGGTATTACTATTTCTTTATATTGTTCAATAACTTCTTCTTTAATTCCTTCAGGTAGAGAATCCATGTATTCTGTTATTTTAACTGAATCCGTTTCTTTTGCTAACTCCATCTCTTTATTTCTATGTTCTCTTTGGAGTTTACGAGTTAGTTCTCCCTTTAATCTGCCTTCTTCCAATGCTTTTTTATTGGCTTCGTCTAAATCTTCTAGAATTTTATTTCTATTATCTATGTCTATTTTATGTTTTTTCATAATAGTAATTATTCCAGTTATTTCTTCTTTAGGAGTTAAATCAGTATTCAAATAATAAATAATATCTTTAATAGCAGAACCCTTTAATCTCTTATCTTTTGCCGTGAGATATTTTTTATTATACATTTTTTCATAGGCCAAAGATACTGCTTTAAATCCATTAATATTTGAATATTTTTTAAGGGCAAAATTTTGTGCTTTTTCACAAATCATAGACAATTCTTCTTCTAATTCTTTTGCCTTATCTATATCCTCTTGAGTATATTTATCTTCTTCAATTGGCGATTCATATTCAGCCATCTTAATGTAGTTTAAAATACCAGATGAAAAGTAATTAGCGATTTTCTCATTCGCTCTCATTGTCATACAACTGTTAAGGAAATTTAAAAACTCAACAAATAAATAAGAATTTGTAATAAATGGAAATAAACTTTTAGAAGATGGCGTAGTTGAATAAATTTTATAGTCAGTTCCTTTTTTTCTTTTAACACCTAGACTATCATTTAATTCATCTATTTGCTTATTGAATTTTCTAGCATTATCTATTTGTTTTTTATCTTCGTTAGAAAGAGTATATTGTTTTAGACCCTCAAGTTTTAATTCATTAGATGCAAAGTTATCTTTCAAATTGGGGTCTGTTTGTGCTTCGTAAGCATATAATTCATCAAAACTGCTAAAGGTTTTATCTCCTTTTGCTTTAAGCACATTTGAAGAATTCATTTACTTCACCTCAATATGGAATGTTTTCTTTATTGCCTCTTCGGTGTTTGGGAAGTAAAATTACATCGGGCGAATCTGCCGAACTTAGTTTTGCTTTGTGTGAAGTATCAGCAGGAATTCCCATAGAAAAATCTCTAGTTGGTTTTACCACTCTATCTTCATTCGCATGTTTTGCACGAAGTTGTGCTAACTCTTTCTTTAGTCTAATTTCTTTTTGTCGTGTATCTTCTGTCATCATCCAACTCTCCTTTCGCTTCTTGAATCTACATTTTGGTTTCCTGCTTCTTTGGGTAAACCAGTTAATCTCTTATCTGGGCCTACGCTCATTCTCCTTTTATTCCTTGTGGCTGGCGGGTTCTCTTGTGGCTTTGATTGTTGTTCTCCGCCTTGTGCAAAATTCCTTTGCATTTCATCTAAATCCCTTTGGTCTAAATTAGAGCCAGCAAGAGGGTCAAGTTCTGCATTGTTTCCTTCTTCACCCATTGGAGGCTTCTCTTCTTTTGGTTCGGGCTTACTATAAGTAAAGTTACCATCTTCATCCATTTCAATTTCAAAACCAAGATTCTTAATTGATGCGGCAATATTAACTTCAATTTCACGCTTACGAAGTATGGCAATTTCATCTTCTTCTTCGCTTGGTGGGAGTTTCAAATTCCAATCAGTAATTCCAAATTGCCTAATGAGGAACGGGAAAACATAATTGTTGTAAACAGTTTGTGCTTTTTGAACGGCTCTATTGGTTACTAGGATTTGCATACCTTCATTATTCAATCCACCGCTTGTAGTATTATCAGCCATAAACACTTTACTTACTCCATAGAATGCTGAAATTCTATCTCGCAAATCATCCTTTACAGAAACATAATCCATTTCTTTGAGGCTATCCATGAACTTAATCCATTCAACCGCACCCTTTCCATTCTCGGCTTCAATTCCCATAACAGGAATAAAATGAGGGTCGGCTTCCATCTTTTCTTTTGTTGCTCTCCAAAAGTTCCTCATTGAGTCCATGTTTCTAGTTTGGACTGCGAGTAGTCCTCTCGGCATTCTACTCTTTGTGTAAGATGAATTGACATAGTTCTCCATAGCAATAAGAGTCATGACAAGATTATAGAGAGTTAGAATTGGAGAAAGACCGTAAAGACGACTAGGATTATATTTGCTAAAATGAAGAACTTCTCCTTCTAAGAAATATTGGTCTTGGCCACCGACACGATTTACATAATGAATAGGGAAAAGATTTCCATTACAAATCTCACAAACTTCATGGGGTTCAGTAGAAATAAATTGACGGTGATTCACACAAGTAAATCCCTTTGTTCCACGAATGCCTTCATCATCACAATAAATCATCATAGTAACGGGGTCGCCTCTAAACACTTCTTTGATTCGGTGCATTCTAATTTGACCATTGCCATCAATAAAATATTCTTTGACGAGAACAATGTATGCATCATCCATGATGTTTAAATCATCTTCAAGTTCTTGTAGCACATCAATAAACAATTGTTCGGCTTTATTCACATAGCCATCCATAAACTTCTCAGCGTATTCTAATTGCTTTGGGTCGGGCTTATCTAATTGAGTTGATTCACAACGGGCGCATTCTTGAACAGGCCGTTGATGTTCTTTCCCGCAGTCTCTACAACGGGCTTCGTATGCCTTTTCCCAAAGATAGCCTCTACGAAATACTTCCTGCTTAAGTTGAGTAATACAAGTTCTTACAATAACTGATTGCTGAACAATTGAATAAATAATTGGCGCAGTCATTATGTTATTGTTTTGCCTCTCTTGAATTCCCATGCTGTAAATTTGTCTATCAGCAGGAGTAGGGGTTTTTCTCCTAAATAGATTCGTTATGGAGAATCTGCGGTTTTCTTCGGCCATAGTCAAGACTCCCCTAAATCATTTGTAGTGGGCATGGGTTTTAACTGTTTACTCTCACCATAGTTTTTTACAGGCTAAACATCTAGGAGTTGTAATTCTACCTTTACATTGGTCGCAGTTATGTCTCGCTTTAAAATTAGCCCTGCGTTTTGGATTATGATGTGTGCCACCGCCACGATTCTTTCCTTTACCTTTCCAATTACCATAGCCTTTAGCACCAGCATGGATTTTCTTACCTTCATGGGTTAGCATCATTATTTTTTTACCTGCTCTATCGGATGGATATACTGTTCCTACTCGCATATCTTCTTTATCTTTTTTTAGAACTTCTTTCCAATCCATATTCATCACTCAATGTTATTCTTTCATTAGTTTCTTTTTTTCTCCACGAAGGGCTTTGAAATCTGCACCAGTAATTTCATCCTTTGGTGGTGCTTTGGCCGCAATTACCTTTTGATTACCAAACAATTTCTTTTCCATTTTTCCACAAACGCATTCGCTTTTTGGTGCATTTCCATCACAATGAGGACAATAAGATTTGTTAGTCTTTTCTCGGCATTCATCGCAACCACAACCGCCATGCATTTTTTCTGTTCCGCAACTACTTTTAACAAATCTACCTACTGGTGTTTTAGAATCTAATTTACCAGCATCCTTTCTCACTTTTCTTTCGGCTTCTTCTCTTGTCATATTTCTAAACCGCATCAAATCAGCAATTTCTTTTTCTTCTTCATCTGTTAATAGTGGGGCTTTTAGTATATCTTTCCAATCGCTCATTCTCCTTTCCTCCTTTTATATGTTTTACAGGCGGCACAAGTTGGCCTACATCTTTGTTTAGTTCCTTTAGAAGCATCTGTTCTTCCACAAGGTTTTGTTCCTTCTTTATCATCTTCACAAGATTGACAAGAAACCCAACCTGTTTCCGAACCACTTCCTCCTGCTCTTGAAAACCAACCATGAAGTCCTTCTTTCTTTTCTCTTGCGAAATCATCTCCGCCTTTTTCAACCGAATTTCCCCAATTATCTGCACCGACTTTACGACATTGAACTAAAGCCCCGCTAGCATAAGCACTAGGCCAGTCTTTATATCTTGATTTAACTTTATAGTAGCAAGCATCCTTTTCTTTCTTAAGAATTTCTTGCCACATCATTCATCACCTGTTGGATATATTGCCCCTAGTTTTTCACCAAACTCGGCATTCCAAGTTCTAATCCATCTTTTGAGTTCATCGCCTTTAACATCATAGCCAAGTGCTTTTCCTTTTGGAGTTGTAATCAATTCTAAATGTTCTTTGTCTTTAAATCCGCCTGTCATTCCTTCTGATTCTCTCGCTTTTTTAGATTGCCAAGCCCAACTCCTGTAAGTCAAAAAGTCAATTGATTCTTCGGGCGAAGTTCTAACCTTTCTACCATCAACTTCACTTTCAATCTTAAGAATACTTTTCCAAGATTTCTTTACATAGCCACTAGCATAAGCGGCCTGTGCAACTTCAACTGCTTTTTTTCTAGATTTAAATGGCCCTCTTCCGCCCCAATACCAACCATCTTTTTTATGAGTAATTGGCATAACTAAACCACCATAGGAGTTCCAATTTGTTCAAGAGAATCCATTACAGACATTTTACAATTGTCTTTATACTTTTGAATGTCATCAAGGTAAATACCTTCCTTAGACCAATCAAATCCAACATGGTCTTTATGGTTCTCCCACTTCATAAGTTTAAAAATTTCATCACATCTATCTTTATACCAATCTTCTTTCTTAAATGACTTCTTCATCCTAATCAACTCAAGAAGCAATTCAGCATTTGATTTTTTCAATTTAAAATGTGGTAAGCACTTAGTTAAAAGATTAGTAACATCGTCTTGAGAATAAAAGTTCAATCTATTAATCAGCCGTGTGTCTTGAGGAGATTTTTGGTCAAGGTGCATACGACCAAAGCCAATTGACTTATGCATTTCCTGCATGAAAGCCTTTCCTCTCTCTCCCGTAGCCACCAGTCCAACTCTAGGATTCATATTGCGGTCAAGTGTAATATATCCATCCGAGTCAATGAATGCCGCAGTATAAGCCCAAATATTTTTCTTTAACATAGATGGCATCTTATAGTATGCCCCATCAACAGAAGCAATATCTAATTTATTAATCATCTTAGCAATGGTATTTGGTGAAGATGCATTATACAGATTAGTTGGCATAAGGTCATGAATTCTATTAGCATTAATTCCTTGATTTTCACAAACCGCCTTGAGAACAAAATCTTCTATCCTTTCTCTTTTAGACTTTGTAATTGATTGGTCTGTAATTTTATTGATAGCCCCTCTAAATTCTTTCTTAGCCTCATTCATTGTCTTTTGTAATTGACTATATTCTTTTCCAAAAGCCATTTCTCTTTGGGACAAATCGGCTTCCCAATACTTGCATAGAGCATCAACTGTTTCTCTACGAATATCTACATCTTTCATTTTGTAGAGTTTTTGTAAGTCCTTTTCGTTAAATCGCATCTTAAGCAAAGTTGTTTTGTATGGAGTGACCCATGTAATAGAATCAATGCACTTGTGTATGTGGTCAGCATAAGCATCAATCATAGTATCAATAGCCTTTGCCATCTTTTCTCTCTGCTCGCCTTTTAGTCCTCTACGAGCATTCCTCATCTTTTTAACGAGGTCGGGAACTGTTTGGTCTTGAACGATATATTCATTTGGGAAAAAATCTAATTGTTTTCTAGCATCGGTTGCATTTATGTTGTAATCAGTTGATAACTTCTGTATCTCTTCAATCTCCGACATAACATGAGTAAGGCCAAAAGACAGTTTCAAATCTCCTTCTACTTGACTAAGGATTTCTTTTTCTTCTTGGTCTAACTCTTCTAATTGTTCAATTAATGGCTTGGCCTCAATTAATTTTTCTGCCTCTACCATCTTAATCACCTTAGAAATTTAGCCCCATTATAGGAGAGCGTGGAGTGTCGTCAAATATTCCCATATCGTCTAATAAAATAAAGTTATCAGTAGATTGGAAAGTTGCGGCATTAGCCAAAGCCAAACTCATAACCATGTCATCGTGTGCGCCAATACCTTCAAATTTGCCATTTTCATTAATGGCAAACATAGATAATTCACTAATCAATTCTCCAGTAACCTTACGACTTTCTTCATTTCCATAAGGGAAATTCATTTTGCCGTTCTCTAAAGTCATTTGTAAATTAAGAATAATCTCCTGTTTCTTTCTACGAGTTGTAGTGAAATCATGTAGCCGAATATCAGCCGTGTTTCTAATCTCTTGAATGAACGATTTAGCGAACCCGTTACTTTCAAAAAATACTGCTTCGGGATTAAACAGTTTATTAACAATTTTAACCTTCTGTATGTTTTCTCTAAACTCAACATTCTTTGCTCGGTCAATATACACAATAGATTTATTTTCATTCTCATCCATTTCAAGAACAGTAATGACATTGTAATCTCCATCAGTAGAAATAGCAGGGTCAATACCAACAAAGTATTTGTGGCCTTCTCTACGGATTGGTTTTAGAACTAAATCTTTGTTCTTTGCACTTTCTAAAAATTCGGGATTGAAAAGAGAAGTTCCAGTAGAAATAGGAACACACATATATTCTCTAGTAAATAGAAGTGAACCCATTTCTTCTTTTCGTTCCATTAAAGATTCGTAGTTCCAGCGTTCAGGCCAAAGTGGTTCATTAAGAGAATTCAAACAGGGGTAAACTCTCATCGTATAAACTGAATTTTCCGAGAGTTGTTGGTAAATATCTGTGTAACTGAAAGGCGTTCCGATAATACGAACTTTAGCAGAAGAATGAATAGCAGGAGTCAAGTCACCAAAAAACCAATCTGTGACTTTTTGAATACCGCTTACGCTAAACTCTTTCAAAGGGTCGTCAATAATAACTTCTTGAGGATGAAGACCACGAAACTGAGAATTGACTGAACGAGCAACAATAGAATTACCATTGGCCAAATTCATTTCTTCAACAGCCCAACCTTTGTTTCCTTCGGGCTTAAATTTCTCAAGGATAGGATGACTAAACATTTTTGAAATAGATTTCATGTGCATATTTGTCTGCTTTTGGTTAGAAGACATATAGACCATTTGATATGGAGGTTCTTGAAAACATAGATTCCAAACAACCCATGCTCTCATAAAAACAGATTTTCCATGACCACGACTACACATAATAACTGTTCTCTTTGTATCATCCATCAAGCCTTTCCATTCGGCTTGATGTTTTGTCATTTGGAAACCAAGAACATGCTCAAAGAAATATGGAAATGAATTCCTAGACATATTCATATCCATTTGGTGTTCAAAATTGAGATTGTTTATATTCAATACAATCACCTCAAAATTTCAAACCAACCTGTTTCATGAAGCATAAATTTTTCAACTAATTCCGAACCAGCCTCTCTTGAAATAACTGCTCCTTCTCTAATCTCAGTAGGTAGATTTCCAATCTCCATATCTTTAAAACCTGCATTCCTATAAGAATTGACAATATTTTTATTGGCTATACTTACGAGGATTTTTTTGCCACCTTTATGTTTTAGCATTTCATTGATAAGAATAGGAGTTAAACCCCTATTACGGTATTCTTTTCGCACATGAATTCCTGCACCTAATAGATATTTTCCATAAGTTGAAAACCCAATAACTCCGACAGGAGTTTCTTTGTTAAAAGCCACAAACATAGTAGCGGGGTTTCTCGCCCAAACAGATTCATTAGGAAGTGCTTTGTATCTAACGACTCTTTTTACATAATCAAAATAGCCATCTTTTTGAAAAGTCTTTACTGCTTCATCTTCACTCATTTCCTTAAAAGAAATGTCGTTAGCAGTAAATATTTCAGCCAAAACATCACCTAAAGTTAGCCTTAATCAAATACACATCTTCGTCACTAATTCCATATTCATTTCCAATATTCTTATGTGAATCATAGGACTTGACAATATTCTCAATTTCAAAAGTAGTCAAATCAAAATTTTCACCATCAAGATAGTTCATAACTGAATTGTAGTCACTTAGAGGAATAAAGCCATATTGAACTTCTTTGCCAAGTGCTTTACGAATTGCATCGTGTGCTTCAAGCAGGGCTTTAAGCATAACAGTTATGTCATTTCCTTGTTGCTTTATAACATTGACCAATGCATCATAGGCCGATTTCATTTTTTTATCGGGGTGTTGGCTAAACATTCCTTCATTCTCATCTAAATAAAGAGGTAAGCCAAATACAGAAAATGATTTTCCACTTTGATAATCCTCTTCAAATTGTTTATTTCTTTCTTCTATTGTTTTTCTAGAAGAACGAGAAGATTTGATTTTACTATCCTTTAATTTAAAATCATTAGTCTCATTCATAATATCATATATGACGGCAGAAATATAATTAGCATTAGATTCTTTAGCACCAAATATTTCATTTAATGCCTTAACTGCTCTTTGACCCGACTCTATTAATCCTTTTTCTGCTTTTACTCCTTTGGTGAAAACATCACCAAAAAAACTAGTTAATGCTTCAATGTCATCTACTCCAATAGTCGCAACGCTATCTGTCGTTGCTCTTACATATGCTCTACCCATAGTCGTTTCTATGTTTAGACTTTCTGCAATATTATTGACTTCTCTAAATCCAAGTCTTCTAGCATAGTCGGGAATAGCAATAGGCATTCTTCCCGAAGTAATCGGATTTACAAAATAGTTATTTATTGCTTCAATTAATTTTGTTAAAGCCTCTTTTTGGTCTAGTAGATATTGGGGAATTGGTTTCCTTGAAGGTCTAAGAACAGTATTGCTAGCACTAAGTAATGCTCTAACATCAACATTTGGGTTTTTAATTTCTTCAAAACCAGTTTGGGCTTGACCTGTTCTTGGGCGATATTCATAAATATTTTGAGATTGCCAGTCTTTTAGCAACTCTTCTAAATCTGTAAAAAACTTATTGATTTTATCAACGATTTCATTCGGATTATATTCCCCTAATTCGGGTATTTTCTTAAAAATTTCTTCGGGCATGACCGAAACTGGAACATAGTAATCTTCTCGCTCTGTTAAACTTAAAGAATTATTGATTTCTTTTTCCCATTGGCTAAGATTTTGTTCTATTGTCATTAGTTTTCTTTGGGATAACATTTGCCTTATGTTTTTTAATGCCGTTCTTAATTCGTTTTTCATTTCCTTTGTTACTGAAATTATTTTTTTATTTTGAATTAATTCTATTGCTAATAAAATATCTACATCAGCATACGATAGTGCTTGTAGCATTCTTCTTTCTTCTTCTGTTTCAATAGTTTGGCTAATAGAAATTGAATCGTCAGTAGTTTGTTCATCCATGCTATACGCATCTCTTTCATTAGCCCTCCAAGCCTTATCCTCCTCAATATATGTATTCACTTCCTCAAAAGCGGCCATAATATCTTTTGCTTCCCAATCATCGTCTTCATCTTCGTCGTCTTTATCTTCATCAGTATCTTTACTAGCCTTTACTCTTTCTTCAATATAATCAAACAAATTTTCGGCTTCTACTAAT